TCTCTTCGTTTTCTTCTAAAGCTAAATTCCAATCATTTTGTTTTTTGCCTTGAGGCGGGCTGCTTTTTATATTAGGGCTAACCCCCGCGTCCAACATAACTTGAACTATTTTCGCTTTACTATAATGAGAAGCGTAATGAAGAGGACTCCACCCCTGTTCATCATCTAACGCCAAAAAAGCCCTCTTATTAAAGAGAGCTTTCTTTATACCTTTTAAATTGCCGTTTATAGCTAAAGTATGGATTTCTCCCATACTTTTAATTACACATCACCAGAACCAAACCATATAAATATCCTCGCAATCCTCGGGAAGTATATCATAATTCTTTTTCTTTTTTGCATTCATCACATACTAATTTTAAGGAGTTATTTATAATAACCCATGTTAATTGTGTTTCGGCGAATTCTTTTTTACATTTGAAGCACTGACACATTTTTTATCTCCCCAATTGATTGCTTCGTAGTTATCTTTATACCCGCTAGAAAAACAATTTCTTGGCTTATCTCCTTTTCCTGCTTGTTTTTTCTCTTTCATATTTCGACCTACACACCTTACAATTACACTTCTCAGCCATAAAACGCAATTTAAAGAAACTTTTAAAACTATTTATCGCCAATTGTGTAAATAAATTCATAAAAAAATGCCCCGCCGCGATGTTCAACTCACGACGGGGCGACCACGTTACCCAAATATACTAAAGACCCCCTACGCTAGCTATAATTCCAGCTATGGTCAAGATTGTCCAAGCGATCATAACTTTGCCCCCCACATTCATCCACCCCCAAATAAAAGCAATTAAGCTACCTATACCGCAAACAAGAGTAAGAATTATTGTGGCGATACCTAAGCCTGAGCTTCCATTATCAAACATATTTTTGATAATTATAATAAGGCACACTAGCGAAGGAAGCGCCAGCACCAACTGAATAGGACTAATTTCTGTTTCCATATTATTTATCTCGGATTTCTTTTAATGTCTTGTGAATTTCAAAGATGACCAACAATAGCTCTGTGTAAATACGGCAAGCTATTGGCCCCAAAACCATCAGACTAATTCCGGCTGTCACCGCATCGGAAGCTCCCGAAAAAAGAGCTAAAATTCCCATGACGACAGTAACGACTGCCCCAACGTAACAAAGAATCTTTAAGATCCCCGGAGTAATCATGTACTCAAAGTTAATGAATGATTTCATAATTTTATTTTTCAGAGTCTTCGTATTTTTTGTTAGGTTTGGTTTCGCCAACTACGCCGACTTTGAAATCTGGATTAAGCTTGCCTGAGTCAGCATTTTTTTGGTAGGTAGCTTTTAAGAAGGCGTTATACTTAATACTGCCTAAAGCAGGATGTTTACCGCCTATGGTTATTTCTAAATCATCATTGCCGTTTTGCGCCATTAAATTCCTAAAATCACTAGCAGCTTTGAAAGTGACTTTAGAGCCAAATAAATGAAGTGCGCGAAGGTTCTTTAAATTAGAAAGATACTCAAGTCCTTTGTCAGTAACAGCAGTTTGATACAAGTTAAGTCTTTCTAGTTCAGGCAAGTATTCTCCTATCTTTCGGCAAGTTTCATCGCTTATGTTTTTATTTTTAGATAAGTTGAGATACCTTAGCTCTTTTTGATCTTTTATAACATCTATAGAAGCATGAGTAATATTCGACCCAGTAGCTATTAGCTCGTAAATAGTTTTAACCTCTACCTCTTTAACAGCAGCGGCAAAGTCTTTATCAGAAAGAATTACTACGTCTTCCTTTTTCTCGGCGAAAGTAGTTCCATAAAGCTGTAGCATATACAAGTTACTTTCTTGTTTTGAAATTCGCATAAAGATACCATTGTACTTTTTCACAGAAGGATATTCTTTGGGCAACTCTATAGGATACTGCGCGAAAGCAGTAGTAACAAACAGTAGGGATAGGAGTATATATTTCATTTACTTACTAAAGGCTTTTTAGATTGGTGCTGTGTTTTAATATTGATTTTTCTTGTCTTAATATTCTCGGGCTTGAAGTTATAAAGCTTATTAAGATTGTAAAACTCTTCATACTTTGCGAAAGTATCAAACTTAAATACTTGATTTTGCGCATCGTCAAAAGAAAGTATGACTTCCCAGTCGTGTTTCTTATCGCTTTCTTCCGCCCTGTTTGCAGCTTCTCTTAATTTTGTAGCTTTAAAGGTTTTAATAGCATGTTCGTACGAAATACCGTCCCTTCCCACCTTGCCGTACTCGCCATGTTGGTAATGGTCTTGTACGAGTTCTCCTTTTGGATTGATACCTAGTATAGTCCACTGGCCTTCTGTGTACTCAGAGGCTTTATATACATTATTTCTTCCTTTGAAAGCGTGAGCGGGCGTGCCTTCGCCAGCAACTATATTAACATAGAAAGTTTTATTAACCTCTCTTGCTTTTTTCGCCGCTTGCTTTAGCGCCATGAAAAGATTTCTATTGTAATAATTTAAAGATTGATAAAAAGCTTTGTTCGCGCCTGTCGTGGGTACAAAAAGAGTCTTTTTAGTTATAATATCATTTACAGGATAATATTCTTTTGGCTCTTTTTCCTCCCAAATTTCTTCGCGAGTTAGGACTCTCTCGTCTAACTCTGGAATATAGCTGTTAGCAAAAGCCACAAATGATTTATTTTCTTCTGTCTGCGCAAAAACAGAAACAGAAACCAACATTGATAGTATTAAGTGCCTCATCTCAGAAAAGTTTTGAATCCTCGTCTTTAGTTTTTAGAACAATTCTTTGTATTGAAAATTTAAAAGCAAAGAAAGAAATAATTGGCCAAACGACAAGCACTAGCGCGTTAAACCAGCCGGATTGTTCAAGAGCATCTGCATTTCTTTCTCCACCTAAAGCCATGACAAAACCGACTATCATCCCCAAAGAGAACAAGCCAGCGAAGTTAAGTCCAATGAAAGCTAGAAAGCCTAAAATATATCTCTTCATTTTTCTACCTTAACTACTTTGGTCACAGGTTTAGCCAAAAACTTAAGTGTCTTTAGCGTCAAAGTGCCAACGTTTTTAAGCAGACCAACTGTTGCCATAACCGTGCCTTTGCCGCCTTCAGCAGCAGAGCCTAGAGCCATGCCAGCGGGCACGACCACGGCTTCTGGATGCTCCTTGACGGCAGCTTTAGTTTTGTCAAATTGAAAGAGCTCGATAAACTCGTTCATTTTAATTTGATCACCAGTTTTACCAGCCTCTACAAGTTCTTTGAAATTAATCTTTATGATTGAATCTGTAAGCTCTTGAGAGCCTTGCATGTAGTGGCGAACGTAGTTGCGCTTTAGCCAAGTTTTAGGTTTAGTAATTTTAAACTCAGGCTCCTCAGGATTTACCCAACTGCCGTTTTCGTAAATAACAGTTTTGCCAAATACTTTAAGTTCCTCACCTTGAACCAAGGCGACCGACATTAGTAATGCAAATATAATTTTTTTCATTATCTCCAGACTCTGTAGCTGTCGCTATCTTCATGGAAGGTACTGACCTCCAAGAACTTAACATCGCCTTCATGCGCGATAAGTTGATGAGGCTTCAACCTTTCGAGAACGAATGTATCACCTTCCTCAAGAATGTAAACAGTTTTTTTTGCGGTTTCTGTATTTAAGGTTTCAACCTTTAATTTGCCTTCTAAGATGTAAAAAGTCTCATGCTTATTGGCATGGAAATGCATCGAGCCTTTGTACCCTTCGTTGATGTAAAGGATTTTGCCGCAATAATTCTCCTCTTTGTTGTTGACGAGCCAAAGCTCGTACCCCCAATCCTTTTTTACTTTTTTAATTGAAGTTCTCATTTTTTTAATAATGCGAAATATTTTTTAGTATTAATAAGCTGAAACAAAAAACCTTTTGTTGATAATTTGAAATACTAAAAAAGGGGAGTAGTAACGATGCGAAATACTTTTAAGGTATTAACGAGTTGAACTACCCCCTTTTTTGCTAGGCGATACAAATAATCAAACAGTTATTTTACTTTTGAAAAATTCAAAGACCTCTCTAACAGCGGTATGAATATAAAGGTTTCTATAGTGTCTAAAAACTTTATCTTCTTCGTTGTTAAAGGAGCCTCTTTGTTTGCCTTTTAAAATCACGCCTTGCTCTTTAGCTTTTCTAATAATATAGCTTTTCGCGCCGTGATAATATATGTTACTTCTTGCTGTTCCTCCATTTTCATGAAAAGGAGAACAACGTAAGATGTGGGACTTTATATATTTCCAACTAGCCAGTCGGTCGGTTCCCGGTTGAATTCTAGGAGTTGCCAAAATATCAACATCTTCAGTCTCTGGGTTGGGTATTAGCTCGCCCATAAGAAGAGAAGCGATTGTATATAATTGTCCGAATTTAACTTTCTTTAAGTTAATTTGACCTTTTTTGGATTTTACTTTAAACAAACAGTCTTCGGTAAGACCCATCGCGTCCAAAGTTTCGTCAGATAATGTAGCTCGCATCTCAGGTAATAAACCTTTGATGAATTCTGTCACCTCGCCACTTTCATACGCTGGACTCATCCTGCTGTAATTAAGTAACTTTGTGATGTCTTTGACTATCTTATAAGACGAATTTTTCGTAGTGCTAACGGAAAAACAGGAAACGTCAGGATTTTTTAAAGTTAGTTGCGGAAAATCCGTAATTAACTTATGAATCGCAATAGGGTCAGTCTCGTCTGATTTCTCTAGATTAGCGTAACAAAGAGCCCGAGGGGTTTGTTTTTGAGAGATCAATTTGAGACTCACGTTTGCGGACTCACAATTCTTGTAGAACTTTTCAAGCTGAGATGAGCTAAAAGGCTGCGCCATAGACTCGGGACCCTTTGGGATTCCGAAATGGGCATCTTCACCCGCCAAAGCCTGTCCCTGAATTTTGAAAGGCAAATCAATAACCTCATCTTTGGAGATTGTTTCGACCTCACCAGTTTTGCTATTGAGCCAAGTGGCTGTATTTTTGCCACAGTCAATAGTATTCAGGTTTCCGTTATTTACCTTGCTCCGAAAGGAGCAAGCCTCTGTGGCTACTTCTACTGCTGGCGTACCACTTGCCAGATTTTCTTTACCTGTCATAATATTTCTAAAAAGTGACTATTAGTTTTCTGAAACCTATCTAGTAGGTTGTTTCGTTGAAACCTGACAGTCAATCAAGTTAACAGTATCTTAGAAATAAGATTACAAAAAATCAAATTTTTTTTTGTATTGAAGCTCCGAAATACTTTTTGCAAGTATTAACTGCATGAAATACATAAAAATTAAACGTCCGCTTCGCCTATATCTATGAAATACAGGAGTCGGAAAATTCTATCCGTACCTTCAGAATTAAATATGTCTAATGGCACGTCCATATTTAAATCTGAGTTTGGCTTAGTTAGCCAGTCTGCTACATGGTCATCATCCATAACCGCGCAGCACTCGTTTACGAGGTTTGTGAATTCTATTAGCTTATCTTTTTTTACAGTCATTTATCTCTACGCCTCTCGTCATATTGGCGCTTCCTTTCATTACTGTCAATCTTTCTGTCGATTTTTTCTTGGCCGCTTTGGAGCCGTTCGAGCCTGTTGAGAATGTATTCTCTTTTTTCCTTATCCTCTATTTTATCTATATACTCCAACCCTTTTTGGATAATTCTTGGGTCTACTTTCGGCCGTCTAGAAGGAACGGTGACTATGTTTGCCTTGGGGGTTGGAGAGGCCGCTTTGACGGACTTGTTTTTATCGTCCTTCTTTTTTACAATAGTGGGCTTGGTGTTGAGCTTGGGTAATGTAACTACAGAAGGTAGTTTATGGGTCTCAAAAGAGAGCAACTCGGTCACGCCATTATTGTTTACCTTCACTAAACCTTTTTCCACACTTAAAAGTGTCACCCCACTATCCGTTCTCATTTTAGTAGAAAGCGTTAGGAATCTTTTAGGTATGTCTTTCGAAAACAAATAAACACTAGTCACACCCCTCCTTGTTATAATCCCGGTGAGATTTAATTTAACAGGCGGCTTCTCCAGAAGCTTCGGTAGTTCAACTTTAGCTGGAGCTTTGTCTAGTAGAGAAAAAGCATTTCTCTCGACTATTTGATCGTACCGAGTTGTCTGCGCGTAAAGCGCTGGAGCGAGTAGGATAAATAATAATATTTTCATTCTGCGTAATAATAAGGGATTCTTGCTGTTGTATGGCATTGATAACATTGGTCGTAAGTCTTCACTAAAGCTTTAATATCGGAGTCCGATATGGTTGGTAGGCTGTATTCTGGCATCTCGCGAAAAGTTTCTATCTGTTTTCTATATACTTTACACGCAGCGATTCTGGCTTGGCGCTGCGCATTTGCATAAGCCTGCAAGGAAATCGAAATAAGCAACATTATAACAGTAATGGCTAATAAAAGCTCCAGTACTGTAAATCCTTTTTTCATTCATCTTCTAACTTTTTTATATATCTATATAAATCGCAGCATTCTTGAAGCAAGTTTAGTGCCGTTGCTCTCCAAAACTTGCCAACGTCACGTAGAGCTTCATTTTGGTCTCGAAGTTGCTCTAAATTAACCTCAATTTCAGTGACATGCTTGAGGGTCTTGTCAATCAATGGGCAAGTATCCGCTGGGATATCCGGGCAGTCTTCTTTTAGGTCTTTGTAACCTTTGGCTGGAAAATCCATCTTACATATCCTTCCATATAGAGGGATCTGATCTTAATTTTGCCTTTTTCGCTGCCCGACTTCTGTCAATTTTCACAGAGTTTGGGCTAGGTAATATTGTTTGTTTTTGTACCCACTCTAACACACGACTTAAAACTACTCGTACTTTTTCGAAAAACTTGTATTTCAAAGTCTTCTGAAAAACGTCGATTTCTGCGTGCCTTTTTGTCCAAGCCTTCGCTCTTTCTTTTGCCTCTTCAGCAGTTTCCTGTATTTCAAATTTAACTAGCTCCTTTTTATCTAAAACACCATTTACAAAAGAAAAGTTAAACTCCGACCACCACACATTTTCGTCTTTGTCTTGAAAGGACGTATAAAAAATAACTTCTCCAGTATAGTCTTTTACAAAAGTCCATTTGCCGCCTTTTTTGAAACCGTCCTTTTTTATGTAAAGCTTTTGTCTATGGATTTTATATTGCGCTAAAAAGTTTTCAAAAGATTTGGTTTGATAGTCGTTATCTACAACTAGCCTCTCTTGCTCTTTTGTTAACAAGCTTTTTAAATAAGACTTCGGTACAATTATATCATCAAACATTCCCATAGTTATCTCCAAGTGTTACCGCTAATCCAAGAAACTAAAGAGTATCTGTTTCCAGACCGCAAGGGTTCTACTTTATGCATTAAAAAAGACGGAAAGAGTATAACGCTGCCCTGTTTTTTACTAGGTACTAGCAACTGCCCTGTGTTAATAAGCAATTCGCCGCCTTCGTAATCTTTTTCGTCACTTAGCTGCACGACCATACTTATCTTTCTTTTAGTCATATTCGGGCCAATGTCAGGATGCCAATCGTAGTGCGATCCTTGGCCTTCATATTCTGTAAATTGTAACTTTTCCGTAAAGCCATATAAATCTAATTGAAACAATTTGTTATTCGCTTCTATCGCCATACGCCCCAACTCATCTACCAACCATTTAGCTCTTGGATCTAGGTAATCAATCCATCTTATAGTGCTAGACCTAATGGAGGATGGTTCACCTCCTGCTCCTGAAAAAGTTTGCCCTCCCTCCTGAGGGAAGCTCTTTCCTAGGTCAATAATTTGTTGGCATAGATGCGGTGGAAAGGCAGATTCAAACCAATAGTATTGCAGCAAATTCTTACTCTCTTCTTGTGCAGTTAAGCCGAAATCAATCATTTATAACTTGCCTTTCTTGCCATCTGTTATGAGCGTCTAAAACAACTGTGCTGGCTTTTTTACCATTTTTCCATTCTCCAACTTTTACAGTATTTGCTCTGTCTATTTTATATATGCGGAAAAATTGTTTATATATTTTAAGATGCTCTGGTTCTATTGAGCTTAATCTTGGATAGCGAGCCTTCGGGGTCCAATGAGGCACTGCTATAATTTTGTAATCTATTTCATCATCATCCACAAAATCTAGAACTCCCAAGACCCTGCATCTAACCAAACTTCCCCTGTCTATCGGGTCGTGATTAAATATTAAAACATCTAACGGATCGTTGTCTAAGGCAAAAGTTTGAGTTATAAATCCATAATTAATCGGGTATTGCAAAGACGAAACTAAACATCTCTCAAGCTCAAAAATATTGTATTTCTCATTGTACTCGTACTTGGTGTTGGTGCCTTTAGGAATTTCAACGATACAGCTAACATGATCAAATCCATCTTTTGTTATTGGGATATCATTTACTAAGTTCGTTTGATTCATAGTGTAATATAATGTATGAACTTGTTAGTTCATGCTCCTTTGTGTGAGCCTCCTACGGAATCTCTCCCGTTTAGGTACGTTCTTTCTTGCGCTAAGTTAGACTGTAAGATGAGCGTGCTTCTTGAGTGCGAAACAGATATGAAGGATATGTATTGGGAATTTATGCGAAAAAGGGGCATGTTTGATTTCATTTCGGACATAGTTAGCCCATTACAGGAGAAAGGGTTAGGTCTTGATACTAAGGTTCGCGCTCAAAGAGCAACAGTAATCACTAAATTTATAAGATTCGAAAATCAAGTAGAATTGATAAAAAAAATACAAGATAGGATTATTCTACCGTAGCTGCCGCCAGCTTCGCTTCTAAAACTTTTACTCTTTCGTTCGCTTCTACAGCCTTATTTGCCGCTTCTTGAGCCATTGAATCAAACTCTTTGGCTTCTTGAGCAGAAGCGTCAGCCGCCTTTCTAGCATCATTTGCAGCGTCTTGGATGGCAGCAGCGCATCTTCGGTGGGAATCCAACATCATTTTGATATGATTGTTCATATAGGGTATTATAGCCCAGAAATAAATTTTTTATAAATTTCTTTTAGGTCTTTTAGAAAAATAGATGTCATTTCGACTCTAGTAGCGTCTACATCATCCATAACGGTGGTTTCGCGCAGAATAGCTTCATACTTTTTTCGGGCGTCCTCAAAAGCTTTATGGGTTTCCCTAGGTTTAATGCGTTCAAATTCAGATATACTAGGCATTTTTCTCGTCCTTTCTTAGCATGAGCTCTTTTACTCTGTTGACTCTGTTGATTATTTTGTCAAGTTCTACTAATTCGCCATTGAGCTTTTGTCCGTTATTTTTGTTTAGGTGTTGAGAAAGGGCTATCATTTCGCATGAAATTTGGCCCAACATAAAAGACTCGGAAGCGAATTTGAATCGTGACATTGTTGTATACAGAATGTTACATCAAAAGTCATCCTCAAGGGAACCCGATTGTTGATATTCTCTTACTCGACGTTCAAAAAAGTTACCCATAGCTTGGACGTCAACTACCTCACCGAGCCATGGGAAGGGGTTTTTGTCTGACTCAAACCTGTATTCAAGGCCAATTCCCTCAAGTCTGCGGTTGCCAATATAATGCATATAATCCACAAACATTTCCGCATTAAGGCCAAGAATACCTCTAGGCAGCACATCTCTCGCGTAAGCTATTTCTAGCTGTACGGCTTTCTGTATATGTTCAGTTATCTCCTGCTGAAAAGCTTTAGTCCAAATTTTTGGATTCTGTTCAATAATCTGATTGATTACATAAGTTCCAAATTGAATATGCGAACTTTCATCGCGCAGAGTATATTTGATTTGATCAGCGACACCTTGCATTTTATTCTGCCGACCGAGAGCCAGCAGCATAGCAAATCCACTAAAGAAAAATATACCTTCGCAAACAATCCAGTAAGTAATGAAGTTTCTTAAAATCTCTTTTTTACCTTCTTGAGTATGTGGATTGAAATCTGGCCTGCTCAAATCGGTAGTAATACTCATTAAGAAATCATCTTTAGCCTTGATAGATGGGATATTTAAATATGCTTGATATACCTCGTCTATTTTAAGGTCTAAAGAATCACAAACGTAAACGATAGTTAAGTTGTGAAGGCTTTCTTCGAACGCTTGCCGAAGAATATACTGGCGACACTCAGCGTCAGTGATGTACCTAAAACCAGACAATAGTAGATTATTACCAACAAGAGATTCACTACCGGCAAAGAAGCCGAGTGAACGTTTGACCAAAAGTTTTTCATCATCTGTTATGTCTCCATTTTTCCATTGCTTAATATCGTCTGCCATGGATATTTCCGTTGGCATCCAATTATTAGCACAACCTTTGAGGAATAAATCCCATGCAGTCTTATGCTTGTGCGGCAAAATACAATTTACACCCGCAACGTCTTTTCCTAATATATTTCCAGTTTTTGAGTCGTTCATTTTCTTAAATTATTGACAGGCTTCGCAAGCTTCGGGGTTAGCGATAGAGCAAGCTATCTGTTCTTCTTCCGTATACTCTTTCTTGGTTGATTTCTCAACTTTAGAAGCGCCACGGTTTCTTAAATAGTAAGTCGTCTTCAGTCCAGCTTCCCACGCAGCCATATAGATATCATTTAGATATTTAAGGCTTGTGTTCTTATTATATAGATTAAAAGAAATACCTTGATCTATCCATTTTTGACGAGCGGCATTGCATTGAATCAGCTTGAACATATCACGATCAAAGGCAGTCTTATACTTCTCTTTATATTTCTCTGGTATATCTAAAAGAGTAACGTCTCCATCCGCTTCTTTAACAGCTTCTGCGAATCTCGGGCTCCACAAGCCCTCCTTCTTCATGTCTTCGACGAACTGCTCGTTTGTGATGTAGAAGTTTCCACTTTTGTTTTCGTAGACGAAGAGGACTGAGAAGTTCGGCTCAATGCTCTGCTCAACACCATTGATATACCCAATAGTAGCAGTAGGAGCAATTGCCATAATGTTGCTATTTCGGATTCCATATTTTGAAATACTTTCTCTTACTTCTGACCAATCCAATTTACCCCCCACGGGCTTGCTTCCAGATTTTTTTCTAAAATCTAGTAATTTATTATATGTGTCTATTGGTAATTGGCCTTTATCCCAAAGTGAGCCTGAGAAAGTTTTATAGCTACCTCTCTCTTGAGCTAGTTCGCTAGATGATAGTATAGCGTTATAAGAGAAGAACTCTGTGAGTTCGTCAATGTATTTAACAGCTTCGTCAGAGTCGTACTGGATATCAACTAATTGAAGCACGTCGTGAGTCGCCATCATTCCTAGTCCAACTGGGCGATGCTGTAAATTTGAATTAGCAGCTTCTTTAGTTGGGTAGAAATTTAAATCAACAACATTATCTAATAGACGAACAGCAGTTTTAATTGTACTGGCGAGTAGATCACGATTCAGCGTAAATTTACCATCGTTTTCAGTAAGATGATTCTTTAAGTTTACGCTACCGAGATTGCAAACAGCAGTTTCGCCAACTATAGTTTTTTCTCCGTGTTGATAAACGGATGGTTTTGTATGTAACAGAATTTCTGTACAAAGATTGCTGGAATGAACAGTACCTTCGTGCTGATTGCTATAACGAATATTAGAAGGGTCTTTGAAAGTAATCCAAGGATGAGATGTCTCAAATAAAACTTTCAACATCTTCTTCCAAAGTTCTTTAGCTTTTATCTTACGAAAGTTTTTAAGCTCTCCAGCTTCCGCCTTGTCTATCATCTGCTCGTAGACGGCCGTGAAGCAATCGCCAAAGGCTTCATGCAAATCTCTAGACTCGGACGGGCAAAACATATACCAGTCCTCATCATTTTGAACCTTTTGCATGAATAAATCTGGAATCCACGCAGCGGTATTCATGTCATGGCAGCGAAGTCTTTCGTCGCCAGTATTGCGGCGAAGGTTTAGAAAGTCCTCAAAGTCGAGATGCCAAGGCTCCAAATAAGCGCATCCTGCGCCGGGCCTTTTACCGCCTTGATTTACCGCGACGAGTGTGTCGTTGAAGATTTTAAGCCACGGTACAAGGCCTCCTGAAATCCCGTTTGTGCCTTTGATGAAAGCGCCAGAAGACCTAAAATTAGTAACATCAAAGCCCAAGCCTCCAGCGTATTTACTCTTACGTGCTTCTTGCCAGACCCCTTCGAAGATTCCGTCAATACTATCATCAAATGTGTTTAAGTAGCATGAGCTTAGTTGTGAGTGAGTAGTCCCACTATTAAAGAGAGTAGGGGTGGAAGGAGTGTAAAGGAAATTGCTAAATAAGTTATAGAACTCAATAGCTCTGTCTTCTTTGTTGTCTTCATTTAAAGCTAAGCCCATCGCCACGCGCATCCAGAAAGCTTGCGGCGATTCGACTATTTTATTATTTACACGAATAAAGTATCTATCAATTAAAATTTGTAAGCCAAGGTATTTAAATTTCTTGTCTCTTTCAGGATCAATAGCTTCTGACAGTTTTTTTAAATCAAAATTTAACAGCTCTGGGTTGGCTATCTCATTTTTTACCAGCTTCTTGACACCTTGGACAAAAGATTTGCGGTACTGAAGCTCAAAAGTATCAGAGTCTACGCTTTCGCGAAATACTTCTTTGTAGAGAGCGTTTGCAGCTAAGGCTGCGGCGACCTTGCTGTAGTTTGGCTCTTTTTCTATCTTGGCCCTAGCCGATAAAATTAGAGCGTCGTCGATTTCTTTTGTTGTTATCTTATCGTAGAGCTGAAGTTGCGCGTCTAGGATAATTTCACTAGCCGAAACATTATTTCCCCCTATGCCTAAACACGCTCTATATGCGCACTTGTTGATTTTTTCAACATCAAAACTTTCTAATTTGCCGCTTCTTTTCTTAACCTTAATATCCATTATTTAGCTAGTTAATTTACACCTGACGAGAGCAGGTTTGTCACCTTAATCAATTTCTGGCTACAAGTCAAGTCTATTTTTCGACTATCTCAAGTGTTTTGTCTCCGGTTTTTACTTTCAACGTTTTTAGGTAATTTTCCGCTTTCATTTTGCCCTCTTCAGAGTAATCAAAAGCTCCGTATCTCCAGTTATTTCTTTTAGAAACTATGAGATAATATTTTTTTTTACGTTTCACTAGAAATAATTTCTTTGTAAATTTTAGCTATTTCAACATCCAAAACGTCCAGCTCTCTTTCTTCCGCATGAACTTTATTTAAGATAAATTGCATTTCTTTTCTAACATTTGAGATTTTTTTATCTAAATCAGGAAGCCACTGGTTGTTTTCTATTTCGTCGCATTTAGAGAAACACTTATCCATTCTTTCCTCCCAGAAAGCTATAGATTCTAAAATTACATCTATTTTAGAAGACAGTCGGTCGATCTCTTCGAACTTTTCTTTGTTTGAATTACTCATCTTTTAAAATATTTAAACAAGTTCTTAGCTGGCTGCACCAGATGTCTTCTCCTGCTTTACTTGGATTTTCCATGTTATCTCTTATTTTAGACAACTCTAGAAGATATTCTAAAATTTTAATAACTTCAGGAATTTTTTCTAAGGCTTTATTAGACATATCTATATGTATTTACACAAAAAAGGCCGCTGCATAAGCAACGGCCAATTTGACATTTACTATGATTCTTATGTCAAGTTTATTTTATAGATATCGGTATTTTTTTAGAATTGTCTTTTCTAGGAACAGAAAGTTCCAATATACCATTAGTTAATTTAGCTGATAGTTTTTTGCTATCGGCTTTTTGCGGCAATTCGTAGCATCTGCTGATAGTTCGTTTTTTGCCGCCGACTTCAGCTTCTCCGTTTAGTTTAATGTAGTCTTCCTCAATCTCTACCTTAAGGTCGTCTTTGCCAAAGCCGGGTACTTCCAGTACGGCTTCGAAAGATTCATCTTTTTGCGAAAATGGGTAAAGGGTTGTAGGTTGATCTGCGAAAAACAAATCTTCAAATAATTTATATGGACTATTATGCAATAACATAGCACGACTCTTTTAGCTAGAGCCGTGCCAAGTTGTTCAGTGTGTAGAAAAGTCCCTATTTAAAGGGTTATTTAAGAAAGGACACTTTTATGCTTGAGACAGATGTGCCATATCGACAGACCTAATGTCGTAAATACTCACGATATTGTCTCTATTTGATTCGTCTTTTATTAAAAATGAATGGTCGTCAATAGCCTCTTTGACTTCCCCTATCCAATTGAGCCCATACTGATCTACAACTTTTACTTTTTGCCCAATCATTTTTTTGTTATATTCTAATTTTTTATCATTCATAATTTATAGAATTTATAAGTTGATCGTTGTTATAAAAATTAATTTTACCGTGCTTTTCAAAAGCTATTTTTTTAAAATTTTCGGTTAAGTTGTTTATGGATTCTATCCTTTTGCTTTCTGCAATGTTAAGTCTGCTTTTTAACCTACATCTACAACCTACTCCTATTCTATTGAACGCATGAAGAAAGTTTACCATAAAGTTATCTGGATTATGTAAGCCGTCCAAAGAGTCAAGAAAGTTTTTGTATTCAAATGAGTTTTTAATGTTCATCACCAAAAAAACATTTTTCTAAAGTTTTAAACAAAAGCAAAGAAAATACATAATAAATACCAATTAAACTAAGGTTGCAAAATAAACTTACACCCAAACATAGCCAAGCGGCCAGACAAAAAGGGCAAGATAAAAGCTTAAAAATAAAAAATATGAATTTATTCTCCTTATTTTTACAAGCTAAATACTCAGTAAATAGATAATCTGGGTCCTCTAGAGATAATTTTTCGTATTCTTCAAATTTAAAGCTAAGTAGATTTAAATATGATACTAAAAAATCAGTTTTAAACCATACAAAAATAAATGATGAGACAAGGCAGATCGGAGCCGCCAAGTCAAATACCGCTACTTCCAAAACCTCCTTCATCTCTTTCAGAGCTTGAAAGTTCTTCTATTTCTTTCCATTCTGCAGAATAACATTTTTCAATAATGATTTGAGCTACCCTATCTCCTTCTTTTATGTCAATTTTACCAGAACTTCCAAAAAAACTTTCATAAGCGTTTCTGTTTGTAGCCGGTGGATTCAAGTTAACCAAAAGGACTTTTATCTCTCCTCTGTAGCCAGAATCTATTACACCAGCCATAACATCCAGACCTTTCTTGACTGCTAACCCGCTTCTAGGTGCAACCCTTCCATAGTACCCTTCCGGTATCTCAATACAAATTCCGGTAGAAACAAGAACCCTTTGCATTGGCTCTATTCGGTGACATTCCGTTGAATACAAGTCATATCCCGCGTCTGTAGATGTGTTTCTGCTGGGGCAAGTTGCAAAGTCAGATACTTTTTGATATTTGATCTCCATCGCAAAAATTGTCGCAGCTTTTTGTATCAAATGTCAATTTTTTTTTGCATAAAAAAAAATACTTGACAAAATAAAAGAAGCCTCGTAGGCTTCGGGGCAGATAGGTGAGCTCTATTGCCGCTCACCCCCGATCTCAAAAAGCACGGCTCTGTTTGTAGGAGACTTTACAACCGTGGAAAGTTATCGCGGATAGAGGGAGAAGGATTAAAACCCGAAGAACCTGATTACAACGGATAACGGAGAGGCAGACAGAACAACATACGGGCGCTAGGCCTCCTGCTCACCCAAAAAAGTTAGTTCTGTGGGAGTTTTAAAAGGGAAGTAAAGAGATCCGGTCGCTTAGAACGAGTTCATTTTTTTTGAACAGGCGCTAAGCGGGAAAAGTCTCCATGTCTTTCGACATGTCGACTTTTTAAGGGAAGTTTATTATTATATATTTTAACGTTATGTTAACGATAATAATAAACGATACGATAACATAAATTTTAACGTTTTGAATATAAACGAAATAAAGATAAATACGATTGGAATCGCAGGCGTAGCTGGAAGTGGAAAGGATACGTTTGCTGAAATAATAGGAAAACACTTCGAGACCAGCGGCCGAAAAGTTAATTTTTTATCTTTTGCGACAAAACTCAAACAGGAGGTCGCCGCTGTATCCAAAAAACTTTATGATATAGATCCAACAAACTGCTCCAGAGAAGAAAAAAACCTAATAAGGCCGCTTTTAATAGCTCATGGAGCCATAATGAGAGACAAAACCCAAGGGCAATATTGGATTGATGGAATAAAAAATTTAATTTTTTGCGACAAAGTCAATATAATAACAGACGTTCGTTACTGCGAATACGAATGCGACGAGTTAAACTGGATACAGTCAAATAATGGGATCGTGGTTCATATTACTAGATTTTTTGAAGAAAATGGGGAAAGAATTTACATATTACCGAACAATGAGCACGAAAAACGAAATGATAAAATTTTAAAAAATAAAGCGAACTACTCCTTTTGTTGGCCTACAGATGTTTCAAAACAAAAAAAATATTCAGATAAATTTTTTAAATGGCTTGTAAAAAACTACATTGACGGGTGATATTTTAAAAAAATATAAAAGCGACTGCTATCCAATCTTTGCGACCTTAGGGGTAGACGCTCATTTAAATTTCAAAAATACAACGTATCTGCACCACTTCACTAGTAGTGCGGATACTGAATTTTATTATTTCATAAAGTTATTCAGCCGCATCCCTTACTTCAACGAAAGCTATAAAGATAAAGACATATATTTTCTAGCGCTTCATTTGTACACTTATGACCATCTAGGATTAAGAGTAGATGTAATACAAAACGGCGATTTTTACGATACTTTAGAGGACGTAATAGATATCATATACCCAATATCAACTTATTTTACGAAACATCACAAGTACGTTCTGAGTTTTTCTGGAGAAGAGAAATACTCTTTTGATGATTTTGAGAAAGTTTTAACATCATGGAAAAAACAAATATTGAAAAACTAGACGATGTATCTTTAATAAAGAACATTCAGTTTCACAATGACGAAGAAAGCCTCTTAGAGCTTCATAAAAGATACCAAAATATGTACTTTAAACAAGTACATAAGTTTTCTAATACGGGGTTTTTTAAGTCAAATAACATATCTAAAACAGATATGATTAATGATTCAGTTTTTGTTATTTATGATTCTGCTAAAACTTATGATTTTGAAAAAAATATAAAATATATTACTTGGTTAGGTAATAAATCAAAATTTTATTTTTTAAACAAATCAATAAAAAAAGATAGAATATTTGGTCTTATGGAATTTAAAGACACTGAAAAAGAGCTTGATGAGGCTAGTGCCAAAGCGTCATTTGAAAGTTCTGAAATAGAGCGCGTGAACTCCTCTACATTCAAAGAGGTTATTTCTGTTTTAAAAAATCACCCAGATAAAAGGATTAAAAAAGTTTTTGAAAAGAGGTATTCGCCGGAATCTCAAAAAGTGGCAACGTGGAAAACAATATCCAAAGATTTTAATTTAAGCTCTCAGACAATTATCAACCTGCACAATAAAGGTATAAATTTCCTAAGAAAAAAGATCGAAAAATTTATTTAAAAAAAAGTTTGACATCAGACCAGAATGTGGTAATAATAGCTTCCGTATGAGTAATACATACAATAAAGACGAAAAACGTAATGAGTGGAAAGAGCGTGAAGTTGGCGCTCTTTGGGTCCAGAAAAGTGCAAAAGGTCAGAAGTACATGACCGGGCACGTTTCTATCAATCCTTCATCAGAAAACACAAAGGTAGTTATCTTTGAAAACTCTGGCAAGAAGGACGAAAACGGCAAAGTAAAGAATGAAAAAGCTCCTGACTTTCGAGTCTACTTGTCAGAGACTTCCAATTCTTCTCAACAAGCCAATACCAAGCCTAGTGAAGAGGCTACTAAATCCTCTGTTCCTGAGACAGAGGAAGAAGTACTGTTTTAATGCGGGACTTCTCTTTACACTTACCTATCAATTCTGTAAGTTTTGGTCAGGTGAGCGTGGCTCTCTTGCGTGAATTCCACGCAAGGGGGCTCGAACCTTCTCTATTCCTTATTTCAAATCAAAATGATCTTTCTGCGCAGGAAAACGTAAGTGAAGATTTCCAAAAATGGTTAACTTCCTGCGCAAATAAAAGCCATTCTCAGCACAGTAGGCTGAACCCTGTGTTTAAATTATGGCATCTGAATGGCAGCTTGGAGTCTTTTAGTGAGAAACAAGTTTTGTTTTCTTTTCATGAGCTAGATAGGGTAACTGATACAGAAAAAAATATAGCCCGAAACAATACTTTAATTTTCTCCTCCACTTACTCGAAAGAGGTTTTTGAATCAAATGGAGTTGAAAACGTTCAGCAAATTCCGCTAGGTTTTGATAAAGATAATTTTTATGTTAAAGAGCAAACCTATCTTAAAGATAAGATAGTTTTTAACCTGACAGGTAAACTTGAAAAGCGTAAAAACCATAAAAAAGCAATCCAAGCTTGGATAAAAAAATATGGAAACAACAAAGATTACGTTCTTCAATGTGCGATATCTAATCCTTTTCTAAAACAAGAGGACTTCTCTAGACTTGTTAACGACATATTAGGAGGAAAAAATTATTTTAACGTAAACTTTATTGGCTCTATGCAAAAAAATAGTCTGTATAACGACTATTTAAATTCAGCTAATATAATCATTGGAGCTTCCGGAGGAGAGGGATGGGGCTTACCAGAATTCCAGTCCGTCGCGATGGGCAAACACTCAGTTATTCTAAATGCAACCGGCTACAAAGATTGGGCGAATAACGAAAATTCTGTTTTGTTTGAAACTAAAGAAAAAGTTCCTGTCTATGATGGGATATTTTTCCATGAAGGTCAAACTATGAATCAAGGCAGCATATATACTTTTGATGAAGATGAATTTATTACTGCCTGCGAGACTGCGGTTGAAAGATACAAGTCTTCTCCAATCAATGAAAATGGTCTTCTTCTTCAGAAAAAATTCACTTACAAAAATACAGTGGATAAAATCATAAGCGCGATGGAGCAAGTCTGATGCCTGAGTATATTTACGAAAATCCAGACACTAAAGAGCAAATAACTGTTTGGCAAAGTGTCCATGAAGCCCACGAATATGAAGTTAATGGTGTTGCTTATGACAGAGTCTACACTATACCTCATGCGTCTATAGACAGCAGGATTGACGCTAATTCTGAAGCTGATTTTGTGACCAAAACTAAAGCTAAGACTTATGGAGAGCTTTGGGACCATTCTGCCGAAATGTCTGCCAGAAGAGCCGAACAAAATAACGGAGCCGACCCTGTCAAACAAAACTTTTTTAAAGAAAACTCGGAAAAAAGAGGTGGCAAAAAACATATAGATGAAGGGTAAAATTTTATTCGTAATGCCGAGATCAGCAGGAGATGTACTTTGCAGTACGTCTCTTTTGCGTTCTATAAAAGAGCTGTACCCAGAGTGCGTTTTGCATTTTGCTACAGAAAGAATATTTTTTGATTTACTTAAAAATAACCCTTATATAGACGAAGTTATAGAGTATCAAGACTATATGAGAAACATATTTCAGTTGGAGGGTATAGCAGAGCATAAGGGAGAATATGAAATAGCTTATGTACCGTTTTTAAACTCCCAAGCTATAATGACTTATCAACATAATACTCACTCGAAAATAGCCTACTCTATTACAACATTTAAAGACTCTCACGAATATGCACTTTCTTGAATGCTATGCCCTTAATTGTGGCTTAAGAATTGATAAACCGTTTATAGAAGAAGAGGAGTGTGAAATTCCTGACGGAGAATATGTGACTTTTCACGGAGCTAAAGATTTTCAATCTAAATCTTATAATTATTGGCAAGAAGTCATAGATGTCACAAAGGCTACTTACCCAAATCTGAATATTGTTCAAATAGGAAGCTCAAAAGAAAATCCTGTTTACGAAAATGTCATTGATTATGTAGGCAAAAATAACTTCAATCAGTCTGCATTTTTAATTAAAAGAGCTAAATTACATTTTGGTATAGATAGTTTTCCAGCTCATCTAGCTTCTTGTTTTGAAATTCCTAGCGTTATAGTCTACTCTCACACTTATAAAGAGCAGTGCTATCCCTTTTTTACTAAAATGAGTAAGCTAAGGTTAATTCAAGCACCTTTGAATACAGCTAGACCTTCTTACAATTCGAGAGAGGCAAATCCTTGCATAAATAATGTCAGGCCTTTGGAAATTTTTGAATCAATACAACATCTTTTAGACTAATAAATGAAGACTGCTTTAATAGCAATGGACATGGGAGACTGTGTTTACTCAATACAGATCTTGAGGCATTTAAAATATGAAAAGGTTATACTTTCCGACTCGGGGCCTAACAAGTTCAACTTGGAGAATGCAGAGTTTATAAAAGATGTTTTTGAGTCTCAAGATTTTATAAAACAAGTTTCTATCCACAGTAAAGAAGACCCTCTTCCTGACTTTGACATAGATTACGGCAAGCATCCACAAAATTTTGAAGTCGCAGTAGGCACCAATTTAGTTGACTATCATGCTTCTAAATTTGAAATACCAATAACTGCCAGCTTTTTGAATGAACCATGGCTTGATTGCAAAGTAAAACAGTCTCAGGAAAACTTTCTTTTAAAAAGAAAAAAGTTATGCATATCAAGAAGCTTGAGATACAGAGGCACGCCTAAGTCTCCTATATTTATAAAAAATATCCTACAGTGCTTTAATGATGAAGATATAACTTTTGTAGGGATAGACGAAGAGTACGAGGACTTTAAAAACTTAATAGGAAAAGATTTAAATTATTATACTGCAAAATCTGGGCAAGACTTGGTTGAAAAAATAAACGAGCACGATGTTTTCGTTGGCAACGAGTCATTACCTTGTGCTATAGCGAAAGGGTTAGGTTTAAATTGTTATGTGGAGATAGGCGTATACGCAGCAAATTACATTTTTCCCTATAACGAAAAGATAATCTATTTTAAATGAACATAGCAGTAGCTAGTATATATAATGAAGCCATTATTGAAATGGCTGAAATAACAGTTAATCAAAATAAAAGAAGTTATTGCGACAGACACGGCTACACTTTAAAAACTAAAACCAAAGATTTTCCCTGCAAGGATATTGGTTTTGCCAAAATTCATTTCTTATTAGATATATTAAAATCAAATAACTATGATTGGGTTTTTTGGTGCGGCGCTGACACATTAATAACTAATCCGCAAATAAAATTAGAGTCTCTTATTGATGAGAATTATCATTTAATTGTTACTTGCGATATTTGGGATTGGAATTTAGATTGTTTCTTTGTTAGGAACTCAGAAAAATGTATAAAATTCTTAGAAAAAATTATATCTCAGTATGATGACTATATCGATGAGGATGGTAAACCTAGACATTTAGGATACGTTTTAAAAGATGGAGGAGGCGCAGCTTGGGCAGAGCAGGGAGCAGTTATTTTGGAGTGCAAAGAAAAAATGTTTATTCCTGAGGTTAAATCAGAATACAAAAATTTTGTAAAAGAATTACCTCAAAAATCAATGAACTCTTATCTATATCATGTCTATCCAAGTCCTTATCATCAGAAAGGTTTAGATTACAAAGGTAGAGATGGCAGTTGGGCTAAAGGCGATTTTATGCTTCATATGCCGGGATTACCAAATGAGTTTAGAATGCAGGTTTTGAAACAAATAAGCGATTTAATATGAGCGATAAATTAAAAGATATTTTAGACAAAGTCAAAGAGTACGAGCAAGAAAAACTCTCTGATAAAAAATGGGAGAAAGGAAAAGATTTTGTGCAATATGCTGGCCCTGTTTTTGATGAGCATGAGGCAGTGGCTGCCGTTAAAACTATTTTAGAGGGTTGGTTAGTTCTCGGTCATAAAGGTTTGGACTTTGAGAAAAAGTTTTCTAAAATTCTTGGGTGCGACTTTGGGGTATTGACCAATAGTGGCAGTAGTTCTAATTTAATTATGATGCAGGCCTTGAAGTCTCGTAGGACTTATGGCTTGCCGGACGGCACTAGAGTAATAACTCCAATAGCAGGTTTCCCTACTACTGTTAACCCTATTTTTCAATCTGACTTTTTACCAACTTTCGTAGATATTGACTTAGATACTTTAAACCTTAATCTAGAACAGGTAGAGGAGAAGGTTAAGTTGGGCGCTAAAGTAATTACTTTTGCTCATGTATTAGGAAATCCTCCTAATATGGATAAGTTAATGGAAATTGTAAAAGACAATAATTTACTTTTATTAGAGGATTGTTGTGATGCCTTAGACTCCACTTACAAAGGCAAGAGGTTAGGCAGCTTTGGAGAGTTTTCTTCATGCTCGTTTTATCCGGCCCATCATATAACCATGGGTGAGGGAGGGTTTGTTGCAACTGATACCCACTTAAAAGAAACAGTAGCTAGAAGTTTGCGTGAGTGGGGCAGAGGTTGTTATTGCGTTGGTAAAAAAGCTGGTTTATCTAAAAAAGGTTCTTGCGGTAGACGATTTGATAATTGGTTAGAATCAATTCCAGATCAAATATTTGACCACAAATATGTTTATGACGAAATTGGTTACAATCTAAAACCTATAGAAGTTCAAGCGGCAATGGGTTTAGAGCAGCTTAAAAAACTCCCTTCTATAACACAAAGAAGAAAAGAAAATCATGCCGATCTATGTAAAGCTTTTTCAAAACATGAAGAGCACTTCATCCTCCCAAAAGCTCAAGAAGGTAGCGATCCAAATTGGTTTGCTTTTGCGGTAACTATAAAAGATGGCGCTCCATTTACTAGAAATCAAATTGTCAGCTACCTAGAGGATAACAAAATTCAAACGAGACCTTATTTTGCTGGCAACATTATGCTTCAGCCTGCCTACAAGGGATACATGGACTACAAGACAATAGCTAGAGATTATCCAAACGCTAGAAAGGTAACGACAGACACTTTCTTTTTAGGTACAAGTCCAGTTATTACAAAAGAGCAGATAGATTACGTGGAAGAAAAATTGGATTATTTCATAAAAAATTTATAGAATAAAGAGTGTCTAAAATTGTATACATCACCGGCTGTCTAGGATTTATAGGCTCTTATGTAACTAGAAAGTGTTTGGACGCCGGTTTTTACGTGAGAGGAGTAGACTGCATTTCCTATGCTGCGAATAAAGAGTACTTGGCAGAATTTAATAAAAGCGATAACTTTGTTTTTGAAAATAAAAATATTAATGATATTGAATTTCTGTATGATTGTGATTACTTTATAAATATTGCAGCAGAAACCCATGTTGGAAATTCTATCGTATGCAGCAAAGATTTCGTCAACTCTAACGTAAATGGAGTTCATAATATTTTAGAGCTATTGCGGAGGCATAGGGGAGAGCACAGCCACAAACCTACTTTAATTCATTTTAGCACGGATGAAGTTTATGGGGATATTTCTGAGGGAGTGCACTCTGAAAAAGATTTGCTAAAACCTAGCAACCCGTATTCTGCCACTAAAGCTGCGGCCGATATGTTAATTCTAGCTTGGTCCAGAACGTATAACCTTAACTATGTAATTCTTAGGCCTACAAATAATTATGGGTTAGGCCAGTATGTAGAAAAACTTTTACCTAAAGCTATTAAGTATCTTAGCTTAGGTAGGAAAATTCCTCTGCATAATAATGGTGATCCTGTTAGAAATTGGCTACATGCAGACGATACAGCCTCTGCTGTTATGAAGATTATAGAAAAAAATGTAGTTAATGAAATATATAATATATGTGGCGGGTTTGAGCAGAAAAATATAGAAGCTGTAAAACAAGTCATTGAATGTTTTTTCAAAAAAGGAACCGAAGACAATGATGACGAGATGTTAGGTGCGTTGTCTTCTATACGTCATGATGATTATATAGACTACTCTTACAGCAGAGCTGGTCAAGATGTTAGGTACGCTTTAGATGATTCAAAACTTAGAAGTCTAGGGTGGAAGCCTAATAAAATTTTTAAACACGAAATTTCCGATATAGTGGATAATCATAAAAATAAATTCACTTGGTAGAATGACCTCTATTCATAAAATACAAAAACAAATTCTTGGTATATGCTACAAAAACAAGTTGAGTCATATAGGCAGCTACATAAGCTGCCTGCCTATTCTTCATAGAATATTTAGCGACAAGCATCCCGCAGATAAAGTCGTGCTTTCCTGCGGGCATTCGTCAGTAGCTCTATACTGTTGTCTTGAGGCGTTCGAAGATGAAAACGCAGAGGCTCTTTTAGAAAAGCATGGGTGTCACCCCAACTTAGATCCAAGGTCAGGTATAGACTGCTCAACAGGCAGCTTGGGATTGGGTATAACTGTTGCGGTTGGTTACGCTGTATCTAATCCTGATAGAAAAGTCCATTGTATCATATCTGACGGAGAGTGCGCAGAAGGCTCTGTTTGGGAATCTCTAAATTTTATATCTAAAAATAATATTAAAAACATAAATATATATGTGAACGCGAACGGTTATTGCGCTTATGATTCTGTTGACTTGGTGGATCTTAGAAAAAAACTTGCAGCTTTTGTGCCAGATAGGCAGTTATATTTTTACGAAACAGATTTTCTTGATACGCCTTGCCTAAAAGGACTTAATGCTCATTATCACATAATGTCTGAAGAAGACTATAATAAAGCTCTCGCTCACGCGGACGCATACGAGCAATATTGCGAAGATTATTATAGCACAGAGGTTTTTTGACTAAATGAAAAGAAAAGAATTCGCTGAAATATTACATGATTTGATGGGTAAAAATCAACCTATTTGTTTACTCACTGCTGACCTTGGTTATGGTTTGTGGGACAAAATTAAAATTGATTACCCTGACAGATTTATCAATACCGGCTCTTGCGAGCAGTTGGCTATAGGCATGGCTTGCGGTATGGCTTTATCTAATAAAATACCTGTAGTTTATTCCATTACTCCATTTTTATTATACAGGCCTTTTGAGTTGATAAGAAATTTTTTAGACAAAGATAAAATACCGATTACTCTAGTAGGCGGAGGCAGAGACAAAGACTATGGCAAGCTAGGGTATTCTCATTGGGCTCACGATGACTTAGATATATTATCTACATTTGATAACATAAAAAAATATAAAAAAGAAAACTTGGACGCAGAATCTATTAAAAAAATAATTTTAGATTTTCCTCGTCGACCCACTTATATAAATCTTGAAAAGTGAATATTCTAGTTACAGGCTCGAAAGGATTTTTAGGCAGTTATTTGTGCCAGCATCTTAGAAAATTTCAACTTAACGTCGTAGAGCTTCACAGAGGCGTACTTGATTTAACAAATTCTAGTCAAGTAAATGAATTCTTTTCAAGGACAGACAATTTTGATTGCGTCATTCATTGTGCAGCCAAAGGAGGGAGCAGGTTAAAAGAAGATGAAAGTACAGTTTTGAATGACAATCTTAGAATGTACTACAACCTGCTAGACAATAGAAAATCATATCATAAATTTATATCTTTTGGCTCAGGCGCAGAGTTATACAAAACGAACACTGCTTACGGTTTTAGTAAAAAAATTATTTACGAATCTATCAAGAAGAATGATTATTTTTATAATTTAAGAATATATGGCTTATTTAACTATGGCGAGTTAAATACTAGGTTTATAAAATCAAACTTATTGAAGCTGATATACAACGAAGACATGGTGGTCCATAAAAATAAATATATGGATTTTTTTCACATGGATGATATTTTAAAATTGATAAATTTTTATATTTTCTCCGAAAACCTTCCTAAAGTTGTAGACTGTTGTTATAAAGATAAAATTAATCTTTTTGATATATGTAAAGAAATATCGAAATTAGACCAATCATATTCTAAAAAAATAAAAATACTAGAAGCGGGCGAAGATGCGGAATATACTTCGAGATATAGAGACTTACCTATAAAGTGTCAAAGCTTGTCCGACAGGATAAAACAAACTCACAAAGAGTTAATTGCTGATATAGGGTACTGGAGCTAGTTATGAATGTTTTAATTAATGCCGATTGCGGGGATTCGATTTATGCTTTGCCTCTCCTAAAGAAATTCAGAAGCGCTGGCTTTATATTTCCTGTAAATGCAGATCCAAACCACCAGACTCCTACAGAGAAAAAGCCAGACCTTTTAGCAAGACTTTTATTTCAACAGTCATACATAAAGTCTTTTGGTCATATCTCAAGAAATATGTATAGAGCTTTTTTTCATGATTCTGACCTTATCAGAAACTTAGACAAAAAAGAGTTTTTTGAAGTCAGCAAATTCTTTTTCAAGAAAGTTTCTAAAGAGTCGTCGAAAGAAGATTCTGTTAATTTAAACGTGTCTTTAATAGACCACTATTCAGAGCTGCTAGGCCAACCTGTCATAAAAGAACTAACTTTCGATAAGCCAGATACAGAAAGCTATGTAAACTACATGCCTAACCTATACTGGCTTCCTTCTGAATACGATTCGCACTTTTCAACGTTGCTCGAGTCAATCGTAGAGAGGTTTGACCTACCAAAGTCGACTTTGACAGATCGTTGGTTAGACTTGCCGGAATCTATCCCAGCTTTACACGATAAAAAGTATACAGTTAGCCGATCAAATAGGCACAACGCTACTTCCAGCATTATGAAGAAGGTTATAGACAGGCTTGGCGCTGAAAACTTTTGTTTTTTAGGGCTGCCTGATGAGCATGAATCTTTTTGCGAGCAGGTATGTGAGGTTGATACAATCCAAACCCAAGACCTATATGACGTAGCTATCGCTATTGAGCTAGGCAAAATGCATTTATGTAATCAAAGCTCTCCTCTAGCTATAGCGGAGGGGCTTAAAAAACCAGTTATTCTGGAGATATCTCCAGATGTCCCAAATTGTAATTTTTCTAAATACAGAAAAGACTTTATTCAGACCTTTGAGAAAGATTCTAAAATAATTATGTTGAATGATTTAGTCAATTCAGAAAATGAGCACGAACTGCCTCATGTATTTTCTGATTTAAATTTAGAAAAAGTAGAAATTCCTTATTCATTAGAGTATAATATACCATACGGATCTGGGGCTCATAAAAAAGTTAAGGAGTACGCAAGTTATTTTACAATATAATATGTTTGGAGTTTTACATGTTTTCACGGAAAACCACAGAGCGCAAGCTGAGGTAACCACACAGAACAAAAAAGATTATTGTGCCAAGCATGGCTATAAGTATATAGAGATTAATTCTCATAAATATTTAGATCTTTCTAAAGGCGATATCCCTTGCACCGGGCTGCCTCCTGCTAATATTGCTGTAGGCTGGTCTAAAATAAAGCTTCTGGAAAATATTCTTAGAGACAACCCTACGATCGATTGGATTTTTTGGATAGACACAGACGCATTATTCATGGATTTTAATGTTAAGTTAGAAGACCTCGTTGATGACGAATCTTTTTTTATTGTTGGTAGAGACTGTAATGGAATAAACGTAGGTACATTCTTTATCAGAAATTGCGAAAAATCTTTAAGGTTTTTAAAAGACATATGGGAAACTGGGCCGGTAGTTGGAAACTGGTGGACAGAAACAGAACAGGGCCAAATAGATTTACATGGATTGAAAAAAGAATATAGGAATGGCTATAGCGTCGTTTCTAACAAAGAGTTTAATTCTTATATTCATGATTGTGACCCCGGTGTTATGCCATGCCACAAATACGAGGAGAACGATGGCCATTTTGTAGTACACTTGCCCGGACAGTCAGATAAAGAAAATAAACTTAGAGACCTCTTGACGAAAGTTGTGAAGTGAAAATAACTTTATAAATTATGGAGTCAAAAATTAAAAATAGAGGCGTCAATATAGGGAATAATGTTAAAATTATTGAACCCAGTAACATATACGGATGCGAATTGGGTGATAACGTGTTTATTGGACCTTTTGTCGAAGTGCAAAAAAATGTTAATATAGGAGACCGAACAAGAGTTCAATCGCACTCTTTTATTTGTGAGGGGGTCAGTGTAGGTCGGGACTGCTTCATCGGTCATGGCGTAATGTTTATAAATGATGTTTTCTCAGACTCTTCTTCGGTAAAAGAATGGAAATTAAAAAAAACCAGAGTGGGTGAAAATGTTCGGATAGGCTCTAACGCGACTATCTTACCTGTGGTGATTGGAGATAACGTTATAATTGGAGCGGGGGCAGTTGTAACAAAAAATATTCCAGATAATTCAACGGTTTACGGAAACCCTGCAAAAATAAAAATATAAAATGAAAATAAAGTTTGTTAATCACGCTAGCGCCATAATTGATTGCGGAGATGTTAAAATACTTACGGACCCTTGGTATTGTGGATCGCCGTTTAATAATGGGTGGAGTTTGTTGGTTGAATCAGATATAGATATAAATTCATTAGATTTTAACTATCTCTGGTATTCGCATGAACACCCTGACCACTTTAGCATACAAGACCTGAAGAAAATTAATGAAAAAAAGAAAAAAGAGATTACTATCTTATTTCAAAAAACGGCAGACCAAAAAGTTAAATATTTTTGCCAAAAATTAGGATTTGAAATATTAGAGCTGGACCCCTTAGAGTTTTACTACCTTAACGACAAAGTTCAGATAGGATGCGGAACAGAAGGAGGTTTTGACTCATGGCTCTCTGTATCCTACAAAAATAAAACTCTCTTGAACATTAATGACTGCAGGCTGGAGACAGAAGATGATTTGCTGCCTGTAAAAAAACTATTAGGAGACATCGATGTTTTAATGACACAATTCAGCTGGGCAAATTGGGTTGGGAACAAAGGAGACAATAGAGCTATTGAAATTTCAAGAAATATGGTTCACGTTAAAAACGATGCTCAAATAAAAATACTTGACCCTAAGTTTATTATTCCTTTTGCCAGTTTTGCTTGGTTTTCTCACGAAGAAAATTCTTTTTGTAATGATGACGCTATAACCGTAGAGGAATTTTCCAACAGGTACAGTGATAGAAAAGTTATTACCATGTATTTAGGGGACGAATGGAAAGTGGGAGAAGAGGCTGACTGCTCTGAAGCTATTCTGAAATGGATGGAGGTAGATCCAAAACACAGACGTCCAATTCACTTTACTAATAGCGTCAGCCATGAAGCTTTACAGGAATCTTTTAAGTTTATGAAAAGTAAACTAAAAGAAAAAAATGACTGGAGTTCTATATTAGAATTAAAAAATTCTGGTTATTTAGAAGAATGCTCCGTTAGATTAAACGATCTTGGCACTTCTTTTGTTTTTGATTTTACTAAAGAAAAATTGACAGAGACAAGCGATCAACCAGATATAGAAATGGGAAGTGAGTCTTTTGATTATTTAATGAGAAACTCTTGGGGAAGAGGAACCTTAATGATCAATGGCAGATTTAAAGCTAACTACAAATCCTTATATAAATTCTTAAGGCAAACTCACATTTACTACGGTAATAACATAGGAAAAACTTTCCCTAAAGATATAAAAAAAGAAGAAATAATTAATCCTAAATGTTTTGTATTTGAAACAATTAAAGGGCCGAAAAAATGAAGCTAGGATTAGTAGGAACAGGCTATTGGGGCCAAATTCTTTTAAGTAATTTAAAAGAAGAGGGCTTTGATATTATAACTTACGATCTTTATGACGTTAAAGCAGACACGAATAAAAGATCAGATTTAGATTCTTGCGACAAAGTCTTTATCGTTACTCCTGTTGCTTCGCACAGTGAGAATTGTAGATATTTTCTATCTAAAGGTATAGACGTGTTTTGCGAAAAGCCTCTGGTTATGTCATACATGGAGGCTATAGATTTATACGGCTTAGCAGAAGAAAATGAATGTCAGTTATTTGTAGATTGGATTTTTACCTACAACAATCAAGTTAACATTATTAAAAAATTAGTAGGGTCAGAACTTTCATTAGAAGATGGCTCAATTAACTTTCACGGTTCTTTAAAGAGCGTTAGTATGAACAGGTTAAACCTCGGGCCTGTAAGACATGACGTTTCAGCGAAGTACGATTTAGCTTCTCATGACGTTAGTATAATTTTATACATGCTCGGAGAAATGCCTAAAAAGGCAAATTGGATAGGCTATAAAAGATATCATAATTCTAAAACTAACGACAGTTGCCATGGTCTACTTTATTTCAATAATGAAGCTAGAGGTGATACTATAGTTCAAATAAACGCTAGTTGGCATTATGGTAAAAAAGATAGGCTATGTATTTTTGAATTCGAAAAAGGTTTTCTGACTTGGGACGACAAAGAAAACATACTTGAATTTAATGGTAAAAATTTATTTGAAGAAGGCCCTTCTCCTTTGAAAAATTCTATACAGGCTTTCTTAAGCGGGAATACTGAAGGCAATATGGATCTAACACTAAATACATTGCAGGTACTGGAACATGAAAATTCTTTTTAATGATTTAGCCGCTCAAAACTTACCGTTATACGATAAGTTTCTATCTAGGCTGGAGGGTATTTTTAAAAACTCTAGCTATATACTAGATAAAAATGTTTCTGAATTTGAAGACTTATTTTCTTCTTATTCTAATAGAAAATATTCCGTAGGCGCTAGCAACGGCACAGACGCCATCAAACTTTGCATTAAAAGCTTTGAGCCAAATAAAAATACTTTAGTTGTTACTCAGGCTAATACTTTTGTTGCCACCGTTATAGCTATATTAGACGCGCAACCAGACTTAGCTTTACGTCTTGTCGATGTAGACGAAAGCTATCAAATGGATATGTGTCTACTAGACGAGCTCCTTTCTGAAGAAAGAAATAGTTATGAAGATTGTATAGTTGTGCCTGTTAGCATGTATGGTCATACTTTTGATAAACAAAGACTAACAGAATTAAAAGATAAGTATGATTTCTCTATCGTAGAAGATTGCTCTCAGGCTCATGGTTCAAAATTTGAAGACGGCACTTTATCGGGGACTGTCGGAGACTGTTCGGCTTTCTCTTTGTATCCGGGAAAAAACTTAGGGTCAATAGGTGACGCAGGAGTCGCTAATACTGACTCAGAAAAAATCTATGAAAACTTGAAGATGATAAGAAATTACGGAAGTAAAAAGAAGTATCATCACGATAAGTTTGGTTTTAATCATAGGCTCGACCCAGTTCAAGCCGCTTTCTTGTGCGAAAAAATAAAAGTTATTGATGAGTACAACTCTAAAAGAGTCAAGGTTGGCCAGAATTATACCGAACGGATTACCAACCCCCTAATAAAAACTTTTAACAACTCCTCCTATTGTAGCTATAATACATATCATATATATCCTGTTTTAGTTGAAGATAGAGAGAGGTTTGTTTCTTATCTTGACAATATGGGAATACAAAATGGTATTCATTATCCTATTGCTATAGAGAAGATGCCATTTTTTGAACAATATAAGTTTGAGAATCCTAAGACTCTGGAATATTGTGGAAAGTTGGTCAGTTTGCCGATTCATCCTTTTATGCCTGAAACGGATTTGAACTATGTTATAGAAGCGATTAATAATTATGAGTAAAGTATACAGCTGCATAATGTTCTTCAACGAGAACGATTTATTGGAATTAAAAATAAATCAAGAGCAAAATTTTGTTGACCAATTTATTATTGTTGAAGCCGGAGAAACTCACACTGGGTTAAAAAAGTCTTATAATTTTGACCATGAAAGGTTTAAAAAATACGGAGACAAAATAATTTATGCTAAATTCGACTCGTTCTCTGAGGAAATGAGTAAGTATCCCAACTTAGCTTCTGAAGATTTTACCAACATTCACAAGAACCAACCTAACTGTAACGGTGAGGATTGGGGTCGAGAAAATTTCCAACACGAATATGCAGTAAAAGTATTAAGAGACAATAATCCCGAACCGGAATCTTTAATTTTCTTTGGTGGCTTAGACGAGCTTTTTAGAGAAGAGGCTTTTGCTAAAGCCAGAGCCATCTTTGACAAAAAAGAAAAGTATAGCTTATATTCTAAAGTTTTTCATCACTATAAAAGTCCCGTCTACATGGATGCAGTAATTCATTTTGAGTTAGACCTCTATGCTTTTAAGTTTAATCTTTTTAGCAAAAAAGATATTTGCGGACTAGTTACTACTTTAGAGAATTTAAGTATTCATAAAATCTCAGAGTTTAGAGTTTTTGCTATATGCAGCCACGAAGCTTTGGCTAATGGCGGATGGCATTTTACTTTTTTGGATGACACGGACGGAGAAAAGGCTTTGAAGAAATACAAGAGCTGGGCTCACTCTAGAGATGTGGCGGCAGGGAGAGACCCTTACTTTGAAATGAAAGATAAGGAGGAGGCTGTAAAAACTGTCTACAGAGATTATAACTTAAAAATTAATAATAACTTTACATCAGAAACTCACCCGAAATACTTAATTGATAATTTTAAAAAATATGAAAAGTATTTTGCAAAAGAATAAAAAATAAAAATATGAAAAAAGTATTAATTACAGGTATCTTAGGCCAAGACGGCGCAAACATGGCTGATTATTTGCTTGGCTTGGGTAAATTTAAAATTTATGGAATGATTCGTAGGTCAGGCTCTCCTAACCATGAGAATATTTGCGATTTTGAAAACAATGATAATTTTGAACTCGTAGACGGAGATCTTACAGATTCCTCAAGTATAGACAGATTGGTAAAAGAGCTTTTGCCGGATTACATTATTAACTTTGGAGCCAATTCTTTTGTCGGAGTTAGTTGGGATATGCCTCTGAGTGTTCTAGATGTAAATACTGGCGGAGTAATCCGCTTCTTAGAAGCTATTAGAAAATTTAAGCCTGACTGTAGATTTTACAGCGCAGGCTCTTCTGAAGAATTTGGTGATGTAGACTATAGCCCACAGGACTTAAAGCATCCAATCAAGCCAAGAAGTCCTTATGGAGCCTCTAAAGCTTCTGCTAGGCACATGGTAAAAGTCTACAGAGAGTCTTACGATATTTACGCTATCCATTCTATACTTTTTAATCACGAAGGGGTTAAAAGAGGAAGAGAATTTGTTACTAGAAAAATTACTGATAAAGTTGGCGAGATAAAAACCGCCTTAGATAAAAAAATACTTTTTCAACCATTACAATTAGGAAATATCGAGTCAAGAAGAGACTGGAGTGACAGTAGAGATTTCGTGGAAGGCGTTTGGTTAATGATGAACCAAGACGAGCCAAAAGAATATATTTTATCGAGCAACGAAACTCACTCGGTAAGAGATTTTGTGCAGTCAGCTTTTTCTTCCGCTGGTATTCCGGGGCTTTGGAGTGGAGAGGGTTTAGAAGCAAAGTTTAGAGTTTATCAAGAAAATACGATACTGGCTGAAGTAAATGAAAAATATTACAGACCAGCAGAAGTAGATCTACTTCTAGGTGATTCCACTCCAGCTAGGCAAGAACTTGGCTGGCAACCTAAAATTTCATTTGACAGAATGGTAGAAAGTATGGTAGAAAATGATATACTTTTATGGCAAAGAAAAAGAAGCTAACAATTCATCAATACATAATTGAGAAATACATAAAAAATTCTAAGCCAATTTGGTCTGATAGAGAAGCTACAAAAAGAGAAATTTCTACAGCAAAAAAACTTTTAGCTAAGTTCCCAGACAAGAAATTTTGGGTTAGAGCGCCAATTCCGTACGACAAAATGGAGTCTTTGCTCTGGTTTTTGACTCCTGTCGGCAAAGAATATTTAATTAAAGCTTGGAACACTTACAAGCTTGACATTAAACCAAAAGTCAGGCATAATATCGACGACCGGAAATACGGTCGGGCTAAAAAGGTTAAACCGAAAGCCAAAAAACTATTTGATTTTTTAAGAGAGAACGAAAATGGCAGCGAAGAAGAAAACTGATAGACTAGACCCAGTAGGACAAATAAAGCAGTTCCTACAAGACCACAAACACGAACACTACAATTTCGAGACAGAAGCTAACTATACTGTTTCTAGCGGGAGCTTGTTGTTGGATATTGCTATGGCGGGAGGCTTGAGGCCGTCAATCATTCGTGCCAGCGGTATTTCTGAAGGAGGCAAGACATCTTGCTCTTTAGCTTTCGCAAAAAACTTTCAGAAATCAGTAGATAACTCTATGGTTATTTACGTCAAGTCAGAAGGCAGACTTTCTCAAGACATGATAGATAGGTCTGGAGTAGACACTTCTGAGGATAAATGGTTTGTGTTTAAATCTAATATCTTTGAAACCGTTATTGGATTTATTACAGATTTAATTAAAGATAATCCTACTGAGAGAAAATACTTTTTTATCATAGATTCGATGGACTCTTTGATTCCTTCTGGAGACATCGACCGTTCCTATGCAGAGGCTACTAAGGTAGCAGGAGGGGCGGTTTTAAGTTCTAATTTTTTAAAGCGTATGGCTTTACCGATCAGCACAAGGGGTCATATTTGTTTTATGATCTCTCAAGTCAGAAGCACGGTAAGTGTTAATCCTTACGACAAAGGCGACCCAAAACTTACAAACGCGACAGGTGGTAATGCGCTTCTGCACTTTTCTGATTGGATTTTTGAGTTCCAAAAGCGTCACAAGAACGACCAAATAACATCCAAGAACTCTAAGGATGGAAATCCTGACGGTCATTGGTGCAAAATTATTTTTAAGAAAACTCCTAATGAAACTACCGGCGCCGAAATAAGATATCCGATTAGGTACGGTAGAACTGGTGGTAAAAGCGTATGGATTGAGTATGAGATATTCGATTCTTTAGTAAAGTGGGGCTTTGTTGAAAAAGCGGGGTCTTGGGTCAAGATCAATAAAAAGCTGATCGATGAGCTAAAGGAAAATAATCTTGAGATTCCCGAAAAGATTCAAGGCGAGGACGCGTTCACCGCTTGCCTCGAAGAGAATCCGGAACTTACTAAATACCTTTTTGCCAAGTTAAAAGATACTCTAACTTTAGTTTAGTTCAAATTATCAATACTTCAAAAGTATTTCACCCTATCACTAAACTGATGAGACTTTTTAATATCAACGGCAGGCTTATCAGCAAGAATGTCACTAAATATAAAATAGACTGGGAGAAGCCATGCAGATCAAAGATACAGTTCAAAGTCAAAGACTTCTTCAGAGAGTATTGGCAGAATCATATTTGCTACGAGGAGTTCCCCGTATTCGGAACTAGGATGAAAGTCGACATGATAAACTTCACTCGTAAGATAGCGGTAGAAGTACAAGGAGAGCAGCATAATGAATACAATAAATTTTTCCATGGAGGGTCAAGGGATAAATATTTGGCTTCCATAAAAAGAGATATGAAAAAAATAAACTGGCTGGAAATGAACGAGTTCAAAGTTCTGGAGATAGAGACAAAAGACATTGAAAATTTGAGCAGAGCTTATATTTTCGATACTTTCGGTGTTGACATTTAATAGAAAGTGTAATAATATTATGATGAGCAAAGAAGTACAGTATGGCAGTATGCCTCAAAAGGTACTGGATAACATTAGCGAGATGTCCTACGGGGGATACGTATTATTCAGTTTTGACGAAAAGGCAAAACCACAGGTACATGCACAGATATCTGATGATTTAAATGCCATGTCTCTTCAATACTTTATTAAAAACTGGTCTGAAGCTATGGAGGAAATTTCTAAAGAAAGTTTTTTAGACAATATCACTTCCAGAATAGAAGGCAATAGAGAAGACGAAGAAGGTTACGGAGAATACCAAGATGAGTGATACAAATATTTCAGATTATTATCCAAAAGAAAAAGAAACTCCTTTACCGGGGTTGGAACCGCCTGCTTCTTTGACGGCGGGAGAAGCTCCAGACTCTGCGCCATTAGAGCCGGAAGTCCCTGCTCCAGTAGAAGCTTTAGGCGTGGATGATTTAGGTATTGATTTACCAGATATACCCTTGCCAGATGATGAGCCTATTGAGGATAGCGTTAAAGACATTTTTGAAGACGCCGCTTTTAACTTCGCTATTGTAGGAGTAGGCCAAGGTGGTTCGAGACTAGCTGAGTCTTTTTGGAATTTGGGGTATCGTAGAGTTGGTGTTATCAACACAGCAAAACAAGACCTCTCTTTAATAAACATACCAGAAGAGAACAAACTTTTAATTGGTGACGGAGGCGCTGGAAAGAATCCAGATGCGGCAGACGAGGTATTTCGTACTAGATATGAAGACATCCTTGACTTTCTAAAAAGGACTTTTGGGACAAGCTACGAAAGAGTTTTAGTTTGCGCTGGCGCTGGCGGGGGGACTGGTGCTGGAGGAGCAGCTCGAGTTATTGATATATGTCACGATCTAAATCAGTCTCTAGGAAAGGAGACTAAAGATACTGATGCAAAAGTTGGATGTGTTTTAGCGTTACCGACAAGAGCGGAGGGAATTAAAGTCCAAGACAATTCGAAAAAGACTATCAGCAAAGTAATTGATGCTCAAAAAGCAGGAGTGCTATCTCCTCTGATTATCTTGGATAACGAAAAAATAAAACAACTTTATCCTAAACTAAGTGTCAATCAGTTTTGGAGTACGGCTAATAATAGTATCTGTTCTATCTTCCACTTGTTCAATAAGATATCCGCAAAGGAATCAGCCTATACAACTTTCGATAAAGCGGACTTAGATACAATCTTTTCCTCTGGAATAATTATGTTTGGCGCTACGCCGATCAAAGACACTACAGAGACGGGAATCTCTTATGCCGTCAGAGATAATCTTAGGAAAAATATCTTAGCGGGAGTTGATGCTTCTACTGGTGATGTCGCAGCTTGCGTCATTATCGGAGATAAAAATTCTCTTGACAATATCCCTCAGTCTAGTTTAGAACACGGCTTTGAACAGCTTAGCCGTATGATGGGAGGAGGCTCTACTGTCCATCGCGGCATTTATACAGGAGCAAAGCAGGGGTTAGCTGTTTACACAGCTATCGGAGGATTACAGGCTCCCGAAAACCTGTTCGATTACTTCTTTGAAGTAGACAGGAAATATAAATAGTAGATGTCACTATACAGCATTAAGATGGAGAAGTACGTTTTGGGCGGACTTCTCAAAAATCCAGATGTAGTAGCAGAATTAGACGCTTTTCTTAGCGTCGGGGATTTCTTTAACGAAGTCCATCAATCAATATATTCTGTTATAAGAAACCTTTATATCGCAGGAGAACATGTAGATAAAGTTATTGTCTCTGAAAGAATTATAAATATAGGTATAACTGCAAAAGATGAAATAAGTATACATGAATATCTTGATGCTATAACTCTCAACGCTCCTAAAAAAAATGCAATAGTAAAGTACGCCACCTCTTTAATTAAGTATAGAATAAGGAGAGATATACGAGACACTACTGAAGAAATTCAGCAATACGTGAGCGAGTGTGGCAATGATACTATTAATGAAATAATTTCTAAATCAGACTCTTTATATTCTGATAAAGTTTCCAGTTATGAATTAGATGATGAGCCAGTTAATATTTTCGAAGATTTCTTTGACGATATAGAAAAAGCAGGAGAAAACCCAATTGACGAAAATGGTCTTCGCACTCCTTATCCAGAATTCAATAGACTTTTTGGAGGTTTGAGAGAAGGTAATATTTATGCTATAGTTTCTAGGCCAGCTCAAGGTAAAACGACTTTTATAAATGATGTATGCCTTAACACTTCTGTACTAAATGGTGTTCCCGCTTTAGTTTTAGACACTGAGATGTCTACTAAAGAAATAAGAAATCGTATGGCTGCGGCTCAAACCGGTGTGCCTCTTTGGTATTTAGAAAGCGGCAACTGGAGAAAAAACAAATCCATGTACGAAAAAGTCAGAGAGTACCAAAAAGAAAACAAAGGTAGATTTGACAACAAAGAGTATTTTCATTACCATGTACGAAATAAAACAATCGATGAAGTTTGTTCTATTATTCGGCGTTGGCATATGAAATATGTAGGCAGGGGAAATAAATGTGTTATCGCTTATGATTACGTTAAGTTAACCGGAGAAAAGGTCGATAGAAATTGGGCCGAGCATCAAGCCATTGGAGATAAAATAGATAAACTTAAAAGAATCGCTGAAGAACTTTCTGCGCCAATTATAACAGCTATGCAGATGAATAGGTCTGGAGAAAGTCATAATAGAAATAGTAGAACTTTAGTTGATGACAGCTCTGCTATATCTTTGTCTGACAGATTGCAATGGTTTGCAAGTTTTGTTGCTATATTCAGAAGAAAAACTGCTGACGAAATAGCTATGGATGGCCCACAATTTGGTACTCATAAACTTTTACCTATAAAAACTAGATATCAAGGCCGCGATGCGGCAGGGCATCAAGACCTTATACGTAGACCAGTTATAGAAGAGCACAATCAAACTGAAGTACATAGAGAAGAGTGGGTTCAAAACTATCTTAATTTTGAAGTCGATAATTTCTCAGTTCAAAGTCGAGGCTCTTTGCAGAACGTAGTTGATGATATTGTTCAAAGATTTGGAGTAGGAGAACAAAGAATTGCTGGCGACAGCGATGTTGAAATATAGTTCATGGCAGACGTAAGAGACGTACTTTTAGACTTGGGTTATAAAATTCAAGACCACGGGAGAGAGTTTAGAATGACTCCTCTTTACAGAGACTCAAATAACAGTTCTGTTTTGAGGGTATATAAAGATACTGGGTGGTGGACTGATTTTAAAGAAAACAAAGCTGGCCCTTTTGAGGAGCTTGTTCGGTTGACTCTAGGCTTGTCTAATATTGAGGAAGCTAGAGCAGTTATTGTTAATAAATATAAATTTGAAAGATCTCCTAGAAAAACCTCCAAGATAGAACATGTCAAAGCTTTGCCAAAAGAAATGCTTTTGCATTTAGTCACAGATTTTACTTACTGGAACAACAGAGGGATAAGTTCAAATACTTTATCTGTTTTTGAAGGTGGTGTTCGCACAGAGGGCCCTTTTAAAGACAGGTACATTTTTCCCATTTTCAACTCATCTAAAACTTTAATAGGCGTTACCGGCAGAGATGTCACAGGGAAGAGCCCTCTAAAGTGGAAGCACTTAGGGCCTAAATCAGTTTGGAGATATCCGCTTCAAATAAACTATAATATAGTAAAAGATACTAGACAGATAATTTTAATTGAGAGCATAGGCGACATGTTAGCTTTGTGGGAAGCTGGAATAAAAAACACTATCGTTATGTTTGGACTTCACGCAAGTCGTCAGCTTTTATCTACTATCGTAAGTTTAGACCCTGACGAAATTATTATAGCTTTAAATAATGACGGCTATAAAGGAGCGGGCAATGACGCTGCCGTTAAGTTAAGTCAAACTCTGAATAAGCATTTCGATGAAGGCGTTGTTAGAATTAAACTACCTTGTAAAAATGACTTCGGATGCATGGATAAAAAAGAAATTTTAGAATGGCAGAAAAATTAAAAGAAAAAATTTTATCAGCATCAAGGCTAAAAACGCTCGAAACGTGTTCTTGGTCGTATTGGTGCAACTATATACTAAAACTGCCGCAGAAGCAAAATGAGGGCGCACAGCGAGGCACTGTGTGTCATTTAGTATTTGAGATGCTCGTCAAGAAGAAGCATAAGAAGCACTACGATAAAATCATAAAAGCAAACACGATAGACGGAAGCCCCGCTATCGTTAGACTAGTTATGAAGCATTTGCGACAGATGGAGAAGTCCTCCGATCTGCCTATGACTAACGAAGAAAATACAGAGTTAGTGTGGGATATGATTATGGTCGGATTAAAATATGATTTCTTTGGGCGGGGAGGCAAAGTAGATAATCCAGAGTTTGAGTTTTTACTAGAATCAAAAAATCCTGAGTATAAAATAAGAGGATTCATCGATAAACCTATAGCTTATAAACGTGGTAAAAAAATAAAAATTGTAGATTATAAAAGTAGTAAATATAAATTTAGAGGCGAAGAACTGCACTCAAATGTTCAAGCCATGACCTATACCTTGGCCGCTAAAAAACATTGGCCGGGTTTTAAGCCTACGGCAGAATTTTTATTTTTAAGATTTCCTAGAAGCCCAGTTCAACAGTTGGAATTTACCGAAGAACAGTTAAAAGGATTTGAATATTACTTATCTTATGCTTTTTTTAAGATAAACAATTTCACAGAAGAAGACGCTTGTTCAAATTACGCTGCCGACAATAAGAAAAATTCTTGGTTATGCAAAGTGGGAAAGTGGCGTTGCCCTTATATTGATGGCTATGACTATTTCTCTTTAATAGACAAGGATGGCAAAGAGGTATCTTCTAGCTTCAAAAAAGTTGAGTTGGAAAAAATTAAAATAAAAGGCCAGAAGATAGAAAAGCAAAAGTATGATGGCTGCCCTAGACACGCAGGGAGCGGCGAGTACATAGATATTTTTTCTTGACAAGGCACAAGAAGTTCAGTATAATGCGGAGATGAACGGGGCTTTACCTTTATTTAAGTCACATTACAGCATAGGTAAATCAATACTTACTTTAGAAGCATTGGGTTCTTCTGATGGTGTTGGTCCGGATTCAATAATAGATATTTGCTCTGAGGCTAAGTTAGATCATCTCTATTTAGTGGAGGATAGTATGACTGGTTTCTTGGAGGCGTACAGTAATGCTTTGGAGGCTGGTATAGATTTGAGGTTCGGTCTTAGATTAACTGTTTGTGAAGATATGACGTACAAACAGAAAGATTATTCTTCGCACGAATCTAAATGTGTCATATTTTGCAAAAATAAAAAGGGTTATGAGAGGTTATTAAAAATTTCGTCGAAAGCGTCTACAGATGGTTTTTACTATGCCCCGAGGATAGACTATGATTCTTTATGGGAGTATTGGGACGATAATGATTTAACTTTCGTTGTTCCTTTTTATGATTCATTTATACATAAAAACAAATTGGCGATGGGTAATATTATTCCAGATTTCCATAATTTTTCTCCTTTGTTTTTCTTAGAATCGAACGATTTACCTTTTGACCAATCTTTAAGAAAGCATGTTTTAAATTATTGTAAGGATCAATATGAAACCCAAGAAGTTCATAGTGTTTACTATAAAAACAAAAAGGATTTTCCTGCTTACCTTACATTTAGATGCATTTCTGACTCTGCGCCCGGCAGAGCGAAGAGGACTTTAGCTAAACCTAACTTTGACCATATGTGTTCAAATGAATTTAGTTTTGAAAGCTGGTATGAAAAGATTTAAATTATCAGAGCAATTAATTAACAGAGCGCAGGAAAGGGCTGACAAGCTACCCTTACTCAATAATTCTATCAGAAAAGGAGAGGGGGCCTTAGTGGCCTACATCGGCGAAGAGGTTGTCAAACACGTCTTGGACGGCGAAATAAAAGATACCTACGATTACGATTTAGTATATCATAATCCCTGTTCTGGTCATTTCACTGTCGATGTAAAAACTAAGGAAAGAACTGTAGCTCCTCAGTTAAACTACAACTGCACAGTAGCAGATTTCAACCCTAATCAAGACTGCGATGAGTATGCCTTCGTTAGCGTAATGAAGGATTTGAGTTATGCTTGGTATCTTGGCAAAATAGATAAGTCCGAGTTTTACCAAAAGGCTAACTTTTATAAAAAGGGCGATTACGACCCAGAGTCTCCTCGCAATAGGAGTTTTTATTTCAGAGCAGATTGCTATAACGTACCAGCTAGAGAATTAAATGGATAACGACTTTTTTAAAACTATTTCCAGTAAAGAACTGGTTTTCATGGATTTGGAGACCTTTAATGTAAATTTAAACTTTTACAACAATCGACCTTGGCAGGTGGGCATGATTCGGGTCGTAAAAGGGAGAATAGAGAATAGATTTGACGAGATGGTCAAGTGGGACTGTGGTTTAAGTATTTCTGACGAGGCGGCAAGGATTACTAGATTTGATAAGAGAAAATTTAACAAACTTGCCAAACCAGAACCAGAGATATTCCCTACTGTTTATCAGTGGTTAGATTCATGTGATTATATTGTTGGACATAATATTTTAGGATTCGACATGTACTTAATTAGAGACTGGTGCAAAATGAACTCTAAGCCTTACGATCATCTGTTTGAAAAGTGCGTAGATACATTGTCAGTAGGTCGAGGAATCAGAACGGAGAACTATTACAAACAGCAAGAAGAGAACTTTTTCGACTATCAATACAGAATGTTGACCAATAGAGTTAGAGGAGTGAGAACGTCTTTAACGGAGCTAGGCAAATATTACAACATCGAACATAATTACGAAACGCTCCACGACGCAATAAATGATTTAGAGTTAAATTTAAAAGTTTGGAACAAACTTAAAATTGAGATGAGCAGAGTTTAGTCGTATAATAATTCATATGCCCAGCATGGATTTTGCATATGATATAATAGACAAGCTCTCAGAGGAGTCTGATGTTGATTACGCTATAGTTATTCTCAGAAAAGGAGATAAGCAGGACAAGTTAGATTTCTTTTATAGATTTGAAAAAGAGAGTAAAGACACTTTAAAAGTTTTAAAAGATAGACTAGAGGACATATTAAAAGAAGATGGTGACAGTAAAGGAGAACAAAAGTCAGAGCCGCCAAAGCCCGCCAAGAAAAAGCGAGGAAGGCCTAGAAAAAAGAAAGACTGATTTCAACGATAGCTTTAACGCTTTAAAGTTGAATATCAACGGCGTACGTTTACCAAAGTTTGACATTCAGCCTGAATATCTAGACCTCATAGATAATCCTGAGAAAGTAAAAAATACTTACGATTTTCTCATAGCGCTTTGTCAGAAAGGCTTTAAGAAGCTCAACATAAAAAAAGGTTCGGCCGAACATAAAAAATATGTAGATAGAATATATTATGAGCTAGATATCCTCAAAGAACTTGGGTTTGTTGATTATATTCTTTTAGTTTGGAAAGTAATTCATTTTTGTAAAGTATCAGATATTCCAGTTGGTCTAGGTCGTGGCTCTGCGGCTGGCAGCTTTGTTCTGTATTTACTTGGCGTTACCAAAATAGACTCTGTAAAGTATGAATTGTTTTTTGAGAGGTTTGTATCCAAAATACGCGCAAAGAAGAAAGTTGTAGATGGAGTTACTTATCTGGACGGTTCTTTAATGTGTGATATAGACATGGACGTATGTTATTACAAACGCAAAGACGTTCTCAAATATCTAGAGAAAGAATTCCAAGGTAAGACTTCTAAAATAAGAACGCTGAACACCCTCAGTGGCAAGTTGGTCATGAAAGAGTGCGGAAAGACTGTTGAAGATAAATCTGAGACGGAAATGAACCAAGTCTCTTCTCTTATACCAAAAGTTTTCGGGCAAGTCAAAGACATCTCGGAGGCATATGATGAAGTATCAGAATTTAAAGAGTGGTGTGATAACAATCCCCGAACATACGGCACAGCTCAAAAAATTAAAGGTTTAGTAAAAAATAAAGGTGTTCATCCATCAGCGATACTATTATCGTACGACAATATTACCAAAAGCTGCCCAATAGAACTTGATTCTGACAAAGAGAACATATCGTCCTACAATATGGATTGGTCTCAAATGTTCAATGTCAAACTCGACGTTCTCGGACTAAGGACTGTTTCTGTCGTAGATCAAGCTTGTAAATTTATTGGTATAAATGTGGAAGATATAGATTTAGACCACGAAAGTATTTATCAAAATCTTTATGACTTAAAACAACCACAAGGTATATTTCAAGTTGAAGCTAGAGCTAACTACGAAGTCTGCAAAAAGGTAAAACCTAAGAGCTTAGAGGAGCTTAGCGCCGTTTTGGCTTTGGCTAGACCGGGGGCTATGCAATTTACCGAGCAATATGCTAGTTATACTAATAATGATACCTACGATGTAATACATCCATTTTTTGATGATATCTTAGGAGCTACTGGAGGCGTTTGTCTCTACCAAGAGCAGATGATGAAGATGGCTCACAAAGTTGGCTTTACTCTTGACGAAGCGGAGTTGTTACGACGCATTGTGGGCAAGAAGAAAGTAAACGAAGTTAAAAAGTGGAAGAAAAAAATTAAAGATAAAATCAAGCAGAACAATCTTGACAAAGAAGTTGGCGATGTACTTTGGCAAATCCTTGAGGATTCAGCCAACTATTCTTTTAATAAATCTCACTCGATAGCTTACGCTGCTTTGGCTGCGGCTACGGTTTATTTAAAATTTAATCATCCAAAAGAGTTTTTTCTAGCTCTGCTGCAAATGAGCAAATTTGAACCAGATCCTATCGCTGAGATATCAAAAATCCATAAGGAGCTAGTTCATTTCAATATAGAACTTTTAAGGCCGGACGTGATAAAATCTGAAGATGATTTTACTATTGAAGGCGACAACATAAGGTTTGGTCTTTCCTCTATAAAAGGTATATCTACGTCAGCTCTTGAAAAGTTTAGTCATTTTAGAGACAGTGCATCCAATAAGTTTCAGGTTTTTCAAGCCTCTACAGAGGCGGGCATTAACTTAGGGGCTTTATCCGCTTTGATTCAAGCTGGGGCTTTGGACGTGGGTGATAGTTCAAGCAGAAGCCGCCTAGTAGTTGAATGTCAGCTTTGGAAAATTTTGACTCCAAGAGAAAGGTTGATAGCTTTAAAATTCGCAGAAGAAGGAGAGCAAGATCTAATCAAAGTCATTAACGAAATGAAAGTGAAAGTTGATGACGAGGGTAAGAGATATATTAAAGATACCAGAATTGAAACTATGAGAAAAAGGTTTGCTGGATACAAAAAAATATATGATATAAATAGTAGGAGTGAAGATTTTGCTAATTGGTATTATGAAAATGAATTATTAGGGTATACTCATGGTGTGTCGATAAGAGATATTTTCGTAAATAGGAATCCAGAGCTCGTGCAGATATCTCAAGTCAAAAACTCTAGACCAAGAACGAAGGTCGCTTTTGCTGGCACTATAATAGATTCGACAGGAGTTAAGGTATCTCAAAAAGGTAATGAGTACATAAAGTTTGAAGTATCTGACGAAACTGGGATAATCGATGTGCTGCTTTTCAACAGTAAAAGAGGTAACAGTATACAAAGCTGCATAGATTACAATAAAGGCAGGCTTCCGGATAAAAAAGACGTAGTCTTAGTTAAGGGTATGAAAGCTGACGACGGAGTGTTTGGTAATTATGTTACCGAGCAAGGTTCAAAGATATATATGAAGCTGGGCCAACTAACTAATGATGAGAAAAATTTGTCATAATTGCTCTTTTTCTCTATAATAGAGGGCGGTTATGATACACTTTTACAAGCCGAACCAATGGAATTCTGGTTGTTGTTGTAGCTTTTCTTACAACACAAACGATAAGTCTTTTTATATCCAGCTCCTTAAGCAGTTAAGTTGGGACGCTGAGAACTCGAAGGGCAAGTTCGATACCAAAACTCGCTCTGCTTGTAAGTTTACTCCTGCTGAAATCGGTTCTTTTATTGACTGCATCGAAAGCGGTAGAGAATTCTCTAGTTTTCACAAGACTCCAAAGGAGAATACTTCTTTCTCTTTTAAACCAAAGATTAAGGACGATAAGAAGGATGGATTTGCTTTCACTCTAACTAAAATGCCGAAGGATGGAGAAAAGAAAAGTTATTCCATTGGATTTACTTTTGGAGAGTCCAAATTTCTAAAACAGTTTCTTCTGACAGCTTTGAGTATATACTCATCTTCGTCTATAAAAGAGAATAATGAAGCTATAGCCAAAAGTCTTGCCGCTAAAAATAATCAGTGAAGAAGAAAGTATTATTCCAGTCAGACTCGGCTTTAGCTAAGACGGGCTTTGGTAGAAACACTAAAGCTCTTCTTTCTTATTTATACAAGACAGGAAAATATGATATAGTTAGTTATTGTTGTGGCAACGCTTATTCAAGCCCAGCTTTACAGAGAACGCCTTGGAAGTCTGTCGGCACCTTGCCGGACGATCAGAATCAATTAGCTCAACTAAACAAAGACCCCGGTCAAGCTAGAATGGCTAGTTATGGGTCTTACCTTATTGACCATGTAGTCAAGCAGGAAAAGCCAGATGTCTATATTGCAGTGCAAGATATTTGGGGGGTTGATTTTGCCATAGACAAGCCTTGGTTCAACGAGATTAGCTCTGTTATTTGGACAACCCTAGACTCTTTGCCCATTTTGCCTTCTGCGGTTGAAAAGGCTCCGAAAATAAAAAATTATTGGATATGGAGTAATTTCGCAACTAAAACACTGCATGAGAAAGGTCATAACCATGTAAAAACTGTACATGGCTGCCTCGAAACTGATAATTTTTATAGATTAGATGATGAAAAAAGGAAGCAGTTAAGGGCAAATAACAATATATCTGATGACGACTATATCGTTGGGTTTGTTTTTCGCAATCAGCTAAGAAAGTCTGTCCCCAATTTGATGGAGGGCTTTAAAAAGTTCCAGAAGGACGTTCCTAAAGCAAAGCTGCTACTACATACTCACTGGGGAGAGGGATGGAATATTCATAAACTGGCCGACGAACACAAAGTAAACAAAGACGATATTCTAACGACTTACTACTGCAACTCTTGTTATGGATATAAAGTTAAACCATTTGTAGGGCAAGAACAGAACTGCGATATTTGTGGTAAAGAAAAAAGTATGAACACTACCAGCGTGGGAGGTGGTGTCTCTGAGGTGCAGTTAAATGAAATTTATAATTTAATGGATGTTTACTGCCATCCGTTTACAAGTGGCGGGCAGGAAATACCTATACAAGAAGCAAAACTTACCGAGTTAGTAACATTAGTAACTAATTACAGTTGTGGCGAAGAGCAGTGCGAGGAAGGCTCGGGATCTATATCTCTTGAGTGGAGCAAGTATATAGAACATCAAACGGAGTTTATCAAAGCTTCTACTTGTCCAGAGTCTATATACAATAACTTACTCAAGGTTTATTATATGCCTAAAGATGAGCTCAAAGCTATGGGCAAAATGGCTAGGCAGTGGGTCATAGATGGGTTTTCAGTTGAGGTTATTGGTAAAATATTTGAAGACTTTATAGATAATGCTCCAGCGGCAACCTACAACTTTGAAGAAACAAAAGAAGAGCAAAAAAGAAACTACCCTGATGCGTACGTAGAAAACATAGCGGACGACTCAGAGTGGATTTTAGCATTGTATAAAAAAATACTTAACACAGATAATAACATTCATGATGATGGTTACAAATATTGGATGCAGCAAATATCTAATAAAGTAGATAGAAAAAGTATTGAGGATTATTTTCGTAAAGTTGCTAAAGAACACAATGATAAACATTTTCCTGTAAAGATAGAAGATATTGTCGACAAAGATGATGAGGGTAAAAGACTATTATTTGTTATGCCGGGGTCTTCCAAAGATGTGTTCTTATCGACTTCTTTGTTTAAGTCTATAAAAAATAAATACAAAGACCATAATCTATACGTTTCTACAAAACCGGAGAATTTTGCTTTGTTGAACGGAAATGATTACGTTCATAAAGTAATTCCTTACTCCGAATCTTTTGACAATGTTTTAAGTTTAGAAGGAGCGGGAGAGAGTAAAGAATATTTCAGTATCGTTTTTGCCCCTTATTTAACAACTCAAAAATTTTCTAATTATATTCATAATATGAACGATGTTATAGACAAGGATTACTTATGCACATTTTAGAATCTTATGCCTTACAGGACAATCTAAAAATAGATCGTCCTTTCATATATGAAAAATATTTCCCTATGGCCATCGAAGGGAAATATATTACTCTTGATATATCAGCGGATTCATCTTCAGCTAAATACGACAACTGGTCTATGGTCGTCGACTTTATCTCGCCAATGCTAAAGCAAATGGGGGTTACTCTAGTTTTACTTGGAGACAAAGACGATACGCCAATACCGGGCTGCTATATCGCTCTAGGGCAAACTGATTTCAACCAAAAGGCCTATGTGATAAGAGACTCTGCGCTTCACATCACCTGCAATAATTTATCTTTACAAATTGCTTCTCATTATAATAAAAATATAGTAAGTTTGTTTTCTAACTGTTTCTATGATCAGTTTAAGCCTTATTGGAGCAATAAAGACGAAGTAGGAGTTTTTAAAGGCAATGTCAAAAAGCCAAGTTTTAATCCGGATGAAAATCCTAAAACTATAAATAACATAAAGCCTGAAAAAATAGGTGAGTCGATACTATCTTTTTTAGGCAGGCCTCATTCCTTTGCTTTTAGCACGTTGAGAGTCGGCCCGCTTTACCAAAACAGAAGGATAGAATCTTCTTTATCTAATCCTATACAGGACATAAAAGCTTTGGGGGTGGAGTCTCTGATCGTTCACCTTGACTACAATTTTAATTTAGATAATTTGATCAAACAGCTTGAGATTTGTTCCTGCTCTGTAATTACAGATAAGCCAATTCCACAGGATATTATTTTAAAATACAAAAACAGAATAGTAGAACTTGTTTATTACCTAGATGATAATCACGATGTTTCTTTCGTATCTTATTGCATCCAAAATGGTATAAATATAGGTTTAGTCAGCAAGCAGGAGAAAGAAAAAGTCGACAGCTATAAAATAAATTTTTTAGATATAGACAAGCCTATAAACATCATACCTCGCATAAAATTTGAAGATATAGAAGAAATAAAAAATATAAATAAGAAAAAAATATTTTTTAAATCTAACAAATTTTTAATACATAATGGCAAAGCGTACGCCAGTAAAATGTCAGTAGCGGTAGACCAGCCAGTTTCTTCTTTCGATCACCCTTTTATGCAAATTATTGATCACGATGATTTTTGGGAGGAAAAAGATCATTTTTATTTTGTTGAAAAAAAGTAGTTGACTTTGGGCAAGAATTACCGTAGGCTTATCGACGTATGGCAAAAAACACACCGCCAAAAACAGTAAAGAGGAACGAGCACGGACTACTTGAAGGTGTTAAGTACAGCTACCAAGAGGACGGTTTAATTGACTGGAGAAAAATGGTAAAGAATGATCACATCGTTCCTAACCGAGACAATACTTCTGAAACAGATGTCACCAAGTTAAAAGACAAAGATTTAATTATTCTCCTAGCAGGCTTAAAAGATGTGGCTCAAACGAGAGGTATTAAGTCTGTAAAGTACGATATCGTTACCGCTTCTCCAGAGTATGTTTGTATGAAATGCGGTATTACTTGGGCTGGTAATTACGAAACTGATGGTGAAGATGTATATTTTGAAGGCACTGCTGATGCAGGGCTAAACAATACTGAAGGCTTTGGCCAGATTTATTTAGCCGCTATTGCTGAAAATAGAGCATTCTGTCGTGCCGTAAGGAATTTCTTGAAGATCAATATCGTAGCTAAAGAAGAAATTGCTCCTAGCAAAGGGAAGCAGGCGGCAAGCGGCAAAGTTTCCATTCCTAGCGCAGTATTCTCTTCTCAGTCATCCGTGTCCATGTCTCCAGACTCATTCTTACTTACCATTCTGAAGGAGAATGGAATCACTTTTGAGCAGGTAAAGACTAAAATGATAGCAGAGAAAAACGATGATGCTAAAAAGTGGAATAGCGTCAAAGATATTCCTCGTTTGACGGCTTTCGAAATTATCGACAGAATCCAAAAGAAAGCCAAGTCTGTAACATGATTTGCTACGAGTGTGGAACCAAGGCTCAACGCAAGGAAACTCGCGCCGCTAAAAAAGAAGGGCGAGAGCCTAGGACGACCATAAGATGTGGTACTTGGCGCAAAGGCCCGTGCGAGAAGTGCAAGAAAAAGAGAGTGTACGTCACCGAAGTAAGTGATTTTTTGTTGATTTGATTCAACATTTCAATACCTTAAAGGTATTTTAAGGAATCATCAAACAGCAAGAGCGGCTTCGGCCGCTCTTTTTTTGTGTAAATTCTTTTGTCAAAAGTCATGGAAAAAGATAAAATATATGAGATGATAGAAGAACTACTAGCCATTGACCTACGGCATCTTGATGAGGACGAAAGATACGAGACAGAATATCTCATTAACGATATCGTTATTTCGCTTGAAGAACTCGCAGCCAAACTAGGCAAGGACTCTAATGTATCAATATAAAGCAAAGCTGATAAGAGTTGTAGACGGCGATACAGTTGATGCAATGATCGACTGTGGTTTCAGCACCTTCAAGAAGGAGCGCATCCGTTTGTACGGTATAGATACTCCAGAATGCCGCACAAGAGACAAAGAAGAAAAAGCTAGAGGTCTAGCGGCGAAAGCTAGACTTGAGGAGTTAATTGCCGAAGGAGACAACGAATTCATCATAGAAACTTCTATTGACAAAAAGGGAAAATATGGCAGACTCCTAGGTGTTCTGTATAAATATCCAGAGGACGCTTCTCCGTTTTCCGCGGTAGGAAGTTACAACGATAAGCTAATAGCCGAAGGCCATGCGAAGAAATATTTAGGAGGCAGTAAATGAAGTTAGAAACTAGAATATTTATTTGTTTTCTTTTAACTTTAATTTTTATCTTATGTACTGGATGCCATAGCACAAAATATGAATGGCTGCCGGAAGATAAGCCTGCTCCAAATAAGTACGAAAAGGAAACAGGCGTAGTAAAAGGCACTATTGTAAAACTATCTTTTTAATGAAGTTATCAGTAGTTAGCGGCGGGTTTGACCCGCTGCACATAGGGCATTTAGAACTTTTAGAGAGATCTGCCGCAATAGCAGACAAACTTTTCGTAATCGTAAATACGGATCAGTTTTTGACAAATAAGAAAGGCAGGCCTTTCATGCCTCTCAGAGAGCGCATGATGATTGTTCAAGCGCTGAAGCCTGTCAATCTTACCATCAAGAGCATCGACGAAGATCATACAGTTTGCGCCAGCCTAAAATTTGTGAACGAAATGTATCGAAATAAGTTTGATAAGATTATGTTTTGCAACGGCGGCGATAGAACAGACGGCACTAACACGCCGGAACACAAACTATGCGAGGAGCTAGGCATAGAGAGCGTATACGGTTTGGGAGATAAGGTGCAAAGTAGTAGTTGGTTAATTGAAAAAAGTTGAAGAAAAATTTGATAAATTGATTGTTGCTCGCTATAATATAGGCGTATGAGAAATACTACATACAGAGTAAACGTAACACAGGCGGGCAGCGAACTTCAGATTGATTCTGTCGAAAAGCTGCGTAAGTTCAATCAGCATCGTTCAGAATACGTTGCTGTTCCAAAGTCTACATTTACTGTGGCAAAGGACTCTCAGACGCTTAAATTCAGCAAGCGTCGGACACGCAAGTAATCTCCCCCCAGTAAATAGTAGTCCTCATAACGACCCCGCTCTTCGGAGCGGGGTTTTTTATTTGAATTTTCTAAAGGTAGAGATATAATAACTAGTAATGATTATACCATCAACAAAAGAAGACTTGTTAGGAATAAAATATCTTTGTTGGGCAAATCTGATTGTTAATTTTGCAGTTCTTGTTTTTATCATAATTTTGAGTGCAAAACCGCCAAATAAGACATTGTCTCCCGCGCAGGAAGAAAAGCTTAATCAAGCAACGTCAGCAATGCAGGAGGTGGCAGAGTTTATTAAATTGCCAAAATGAACCCGCAAAAAACTAAAACGTATAATTTGCGATTGAATGACGGCCAAATAAGATCATTACGTTCTTTGTATTCAAGAAATATGGCTGGTCTTGTTTTAAAGGTCACAAACGAATATGACGCTTTGTCAGAAATTTTGAGTCAACTGTTCGAGGAGGATAAGTCACTAGACAACTACGACCCTTTGTTTGATAAATAAACTGACATGAATAGTTTAGTTCAAAGCTTCAATACTGTAAAAATATTTCAGGCGTTCAATATTCTAGAAATATTTCAATGACTAAATATTAAAAACAGTATTTCAGTAAGTCACTAAATTAATTATGAAAGAAAAAGAGCCAAATAATGTATGCGATAAATGTGGAGGTACGGGTAAAATCAAACAAGTCGCAGGGAAAAAGAAAATTGTAGGTACTTGGGGAGCCAAACCTTTCGAAGATATAACAGACTACGACCTCGACCATTTAGATGAATTGGAAAAAGATTGGATTGTTGTTTATGAGGGAGAGGATTTGTACGAGAAAGGGTCAGTTGTAAGGACTCCAGCTCTAATATGTCGAAAAAACAAATAATAACTTGGTGGATAATTATATTTTTTTTAATTATAGGCAACTGTATTTTAGCAGCTAAATATTTAGTATGATAGAATTAGCATTACAAGTTGTGTCAGGGCTAATTATTTTTATAGTGTGTATGTTTGCGTGGAGCTTGACTAATAAAAATAAACGCAATGATTAAAAAGTTATGGTTAATTTGGTGCAGGACAGTAGACCATCGGATAGGAAAGACTGATGAGGATGAGCCAAATATACCTATATTATCACTCAAAGAAGCTCAAATAAGTTTATTTTTGAGAACTTTAATTATTATAGTAAATTTAATTACTTGTTTTTTCATTGTAGCGAATATAATACATAAGTGGTAAATGACGTATAAAGAATTATTATTTAAGATGGCTCGCAGAGGGATGCTTACCCTTTCTAATGATAAAGACGGGCGAGGTTTGTTTTGGGTGAATATGAACAATATGGAAGCTCTTGATAGAGAGTTTGATTGGGCAGACTTTGAAGGTGATGACCCGCCTAAAAAGTTTTCTTATGTGGACAAGCAAGGCAGAAAACTAGAAAGAGAGCATAGACTAGAGGACTTACCGGAGGATACTAGAGTACAAAAAGTAGTAAAGGAACATATAATATCATTAACTAAAAATGAATGAAAAAAAGCCAAATAATGAATTATCTTGGCCGCTAAATAGCGAAGTAGTAGGAAGGGAAATTGTGAACGAAAAAATGCCAAATAAATGTATGTATATAGTAGAGAATAAGGATATCACTTGGGAGTACGACGAAGATTCCTTGCGCGTAAAGATTTTAGAAATTTTAGATAAAATAGGAAATGAAAGGAGTCAAATAAATTTTGATTCTAAATCCGCGAGACAAGACATCGCTAGTGTAATAGTAAAAGGTTTATGAAGTTAAGTGAAACAGAAATCCACGACCTGCACACCGACGACAGTATTTTTTGTGATATTGGAGCGCGTGTAGGAGAGTTTTCCATACCGAGAGCAGATAGATGCAAAATAGTCTATGCTTTTGAGCCTTCCCCGCATAATTTCGGAGAGCTAGTCGAAAATGCAAAACAGTTTGGCGATAAATATAAATGTTATGACATAGCATTTTCTGATAAGTCTTATGATTGTATTACTGAGTTCAAAGACTGTCGAGACACGGTAGAGCAGGAGATAAAATACAGAAGAATGGATGAATTTTTTCAAGAGCAACAACTTGACCTTCCAACTTATGTTAAGATAGATGTTGAAGGAATGGAGTCTGCGATACTTAAAACTATGGATTTTATTTTTGAAAAAAAAATTCCAATTTATTGCGAAATACATCACAACACCGACACTTGGGACTCGCAAGATTTTGAAGATAATCCATCTTTTAAAACCCCAAGCCAAGGTGGCTTTGACTTTAATCACTTAAAAAACTATGGATATAAAGTCTACTCTCATATCCATTCAGAGCATGGAAATAACACAAAACTTATGAAAGAAGATGAAGATTACAACCCTCCAAATTACAATCATTGGGGTATGTTTATGTGTTAATTATGAACGAAAAAAGGCCAAATAAATGACATGATTAAGACATTTTCATATTCGGACGAAAACAATGAGTTTTTAGACATGGAGCAAAACAATTACTTTTTTGAGGGGGAGGATTGTAAAGTCTTATACTTTAGTGCTGATAAAAATGAAATTTATGATATTGTAAATTTTAATGATATGGATGCCATAAAAAATAATTTTACAAAAGAATGATTTGTTTTAGAGTGTCAATGTCCTAGAGATATTTCATCCCATCAACGAACGCTCTTTTCCTGCTAGATTTATTTCAAGTTTTTAATATCCTAGAGGTATTTCAGCTAATCAATAAACTAGCACAATGAATTTATAGGGAGATTTATTTCACCGTGTTAATATGCTAGGCATATTTCAAAACATCAATAAACCCCTATTTATATTCATAAAAATTAACTGAAAAAATTTTTTAATTTAGGGCTTGACTTTCTACAAGAAGTATCGTAGACTGAGTTCAGTTATGATTACTACGTCAAAACAAACAACGCTCAAACAGTCCGACGATTTCCAATCAGTATCTTTTGGAATCAAGGAGTCAGGACTCTCCCACATATTTAATGTACTACGCAATCAGTTGTACTCTGATAAGGTACTCGCGGTTATCCGAGAATACTCTACTAATGCGGTAGACGCTCATATAGAAGTGGGCAAAGCCGATACTCCAATCAAGGTTACTCTACCTACTCAAATGACCCCTGAGTTCAAGGTGCGTGACTTTGGGCGCGGCCTGACAGAGAATCAAGTATCTGAGATTTACGCGATGTACGGTGAATCTACCAAGCGTGGAACCAATGAGCAAATCGGTCAGTTGGGACTCGGTTCCAAGTCAGCGTTCGCATACGGTGATAATTTCGTAATCAACTCATTCGTTAAAGGTACTAAAACAACCTACAACGCTTTCATCGACCCATCTGACGTTGGGCAAATCTCCAAGATTCACTCTGAAAAGACTGACGAGAATGATGGTATTGAGATTGTCATTCCAGTAAAGTCTGATGATTATGATGAGTTTTACCACAAGGCTACTAAATTATATAAGTATTTCAAAGTTGTACCTAATGTTCGCGGGGCAAACCAAGAGCAACTAAAGGATGATTTGAAACGTGATGAGATTGTGGTTGGCAAGGACAACTGGAATCTTGTAAAAGGTGAGTCTTATGCGGTCATGGGTAACATTGCCTACCCACTAAACTACTCTGCTTTGAATTTGGGTTGGCAGGATGAAAAATCTGATTTGATTTCGTCAGGCGTTGTGATTGATTTTGCTATCGGTGATTTAGAAATCTCCGCTTCCCGTGAGGCATTGCAATATACTGACACTACCAAAAAAGTCATTATTAACAAGCTCGACGAGATTATTAAAGCATTACCGAGCGTATTAGGTGAGAAGTTTGAAGAATGTGATACTTTATGGGACGTAAAGGTTTTATATAATCAAGCGTTCGCTCATGGAGGTTTCGGCCAGAAGATTCGTAAGATAGTCGAAACCAAGGGTATATTATGGAAAGGCATCAAGGTTACTAATGGAGATTTCTCCAAAAGAAAATGGAAGGACGAGGATATTGAACTAAAGGTATTTAATCCTGACCGTACTAGGTATGGCACTCGCAAGCGTGTTCGCGGCGATGAAGCTCAAAACATTTATGTCAAAAAAGATGTTTTAGTAATTATAGATGATATGCCTTCGCATCACGGTAGGTTGAATCGTATCGCACCTTTGTTGGAGCAGTATGATAAGCGTGATGAAAACCACAAGGACACTCCGGTATATGAAAATGTTTACTTGCTAAATTTTCGTAACAGCAAAGCCAAGCAGGAGTTTTATGACAAGACCAAGTTTGACTTTCCCACAAAGAAACTGTCAGAGTATCCCAAGGTTATATTGCGTGACATATACCCAAGCAATTCAACCGTATCGGGCGGCACTACCGTTAAAAACTCAAAACATAACACCAAGGTTTTTTCTCTGGATAAAACTGCTAGTTATGGAAACTACCACAACTGTCGCAGCGACTACTTTCAGTCGAACGAGGTAGATTTAGATAATGGCGGCGTTTATGTAATTGTAGATAAGTTCTATTGGGGCAAGACAGTTGATAGTTCTAGTCATCCTCAGTCACTTGTGGATAACGTAAAAGCATTAGAAGATTGCGGTATCGACGTTCCTGAGATTTACGCTTTGAAATCTACCGCAAAGAACCAGAATGCTATCGACGCAAAAGATTCCAAGTGGGTATATTTCAAGGATTGGGCTACTGCCGCTTTTGTCAGTCACTTGAATGACAATAATCTCAAGCAGAGATTATATGATAGAGTGTTCGCTCGTTTCCATGAGAAAAAATGTAATAGGAACGATATGTTCACCGAGGCATATTTGGAAATGAATGAAAGGAACGATGACTTTCATAACAAGCTACCGGAATCTTCCGCGAAGGATTATCTCGACAACTATCTCAAGATGATGCGGAAAACCGACAAGGACTTGGATAATTTAGAAAAAGCATTCCGACTCATAGGTACTTCCAAGTACGATGAAGAAAACTACCATAGAGGATGGTTAAGGGATGAAAATGAGAACGAAGATAATATCAAGCGTCCCGACTCACGTTCCATCCTAGATGATATAGAACCTACTTCTGATTTATGCAAGGTGAACCTTGAACTGATAGAGAAGTATCCAATGGTTAGATTCATGGACGATGCTCATTTTGGTTGGAGGCAACCTCGCGAGGCAATGGAGGCTACCTTGAACTATATAACTATGGTCGAGGCTACCTATCGTGCTAAAAAAAAGATAGGTGAGGTAAAGGATAAAGCGATAAACGCTAACAATATATTTTTGCAAGCAAACGCTTGACAATCAACCAGAAAACAAACACTATAAGTAAAGTTAAAGGACTACGTTATGTTACCATATATATTAACTGATAACTCGCTGACCATCGTTGTAGATGGCAAGGCACTTACGATGGAGAGTTCAAACCCATCGTTCAACGAGGCAACCAAACTGCTCGCAGAAGAACGGTTTGATGAATTGCCTGACTTGTTCGACATACCAAAAGCAGTCGAAAAATTCGCAGACGGCAACATCTCTGTTTCTGATGGAGAGGTGCGCTATAAGGACGAGGTGATTCACAATCACGTTGTCGGTCGAGTTCTCGACTTCATGCGTCAGGGACTACCATATAAGCCTCTGGTGAGGTTTTTGGATAAGCTGATGGAGAATCCGTCACGCCGAGCAGTAAACGAACTGTATGCGTTCCTAGAACACAAGGCGATGCCTTTGACTCCCGATGGTAATTTCCTCGCGTACAAAGGCGTGAGAGAAGATTACACCGATTGGCACTCTGGCAAGTTCTCTAACAAGGTTGGAGATGTAAACGAAATGATTCGTAACAAGGTTTGTGATGACGCAAACATTGGATGCTCTCACGGGTTTCATGCTGGTTCTTTAGACTATGCGAGAGGCTACGGCAATGGAGGACATTTAATGGTTGTCGAAATCGACCCTCGCGATGTTGTTAGCGTTCCGCTCGACTGCGAGCAGCAAAAACTCCGCACGGCAAAGTACAAGGTTGTTGCCCA